TCACCGAAATGTCCGCCTAGCAACCTCGTAATTGCCGACCGCATTTGCGTAGACTGGCGGTAGCGTCACGATTGAGCCGTCTAATTGCCGTAGATAAGGCGTCAGTAATTTAGCGCGCGTATAATGCGCCTGTAGCAACGGAAGTATATCGCTAGCCACGCCACCGCAGGCATAAACTACGTCATTTTTACGCCATTTTAGCGACGTTGTTGCTCGGATGATACCTCGGGCTACCTCCGCTAAAGAAGCGTTATTTGCCAACGTTTCCATGCCGAAATTGAACGTATCCGACGCGGTATTAATATGGCGCTTATCACGTATCGTCGCGCAGTTCGTCGTACCGCTTCCGATATCAATAATGCGGACTTCGCCTAGCTGCGGATTAGCGAGATAAGCGACGGAGCCTTCCGCTGCGATTCCGACTTCTTCTATTGTATAGCGTTTATGGACGCCGTTAACCGTAATGTCGTGCGTACCGCGTAACAAGTCGCGTAGCTTCGCCTTTTCATCCGCATTGTGCGTCGCTATTGGCTGACTGCATACGATGCTGAAACGGTCAATATCGAGGAAGAACTTCGAAGTATATCGATAGATTGCGAGCAGCACGCGTATTAGCGTATCCTCATGCGCCTTCGTATCGCCGTATAGCGAAGTGACACCGAACTGATCCTCGTTTGCTGCGATAGTGCCGGCGAAACCGCGCCTACCGTTTAATTCGAACTCCATATCGTCGTCGCCGTGCTTATCTACGATGTCACGCGAAAACCAATCGCATATCGCCGTCCTGTAAATATCAACTCCGTAAGCGCCCGCCGTCTTAGCGTTGTAATTGCCGGCGTCAATTCCGAGTATTAAATTCCGCATGTAAAACCCCTTTCGATTTTCGTAATGCATCCGTAATACAAACGTGCTGATTTCGTGTGTCTTTGTAATACATCGGTACTACAACGCTTTCTGTAATTCCGACCATGATCGCCCATACATACGCGCATGACGCTTCGTTAGGAAAGCGTTGTTATACTTCGATTTAACTGGCGGTGCCATGTGACAGATAAACGCCGGTTGCATTTCGCCTGCAGCTCTAACGGAAATGATAGCGTGGTGTGCCGGTAGTTTATACGCTTCTTCCAGCGGAATAGTATCATCAAAACGGTGCTTCGATAAGTCGAAAGTTTTCGTATGGTCGTTCATGAATAGGAACTGCTGAACACCGCCGCCTTGTAAGTTCTCCTGTAGGCTAGGCGATAATTTATTCCAGTGGTGGAACGCGTATATCGAACCCAAACGCTCCTTACGTCCTTCCGTACCGATACGTCCCATCAGCTTCGTTAAGCCTTCCGATTCGTATTGCTCCGGCTCATTAAATACGATAAAGCATCCGTTTTCCTGTTCGTCCTTCGACATCAAGAGACGAGTCATAAACGCCTTTAACGTAATCCAGTGGACTAAGGTCTTTACCGCGTGTTCTCCGAGGCCTCTGCCGTTCGGCACACGTATAATGATTACCTTGCCGTCCGCCATCCATTTACGGAAATCTACGTCAGCTAGCGGTTCCTGTGCGAATATATCGTATAGGCGTTCGTTACCGAAGAATCTATTAAGGCGATTTAATATAGCGTCGCATTTATTGCCGAGCGCAGCATTATCGCCCCACTGTAGAAGCTCGTTAGCTAGGCGCGTATTACCTTCCGCGACTAGCGCCTCAATCCGATTAATGCGGAAATCTTCGTCCTCCATTATGCGCTTGATATCGAATAGAGAGCCGCCGCTTGCCTTCGCAGCATCCGTTAAATACTTTTCAGAACGGTTCAGCCCGCTAATCTGCATAAAGTCGATCATTTCGTCGGCAAAGCGGCTAGTACCGTTGCGCCCTAGTGCCGTTATAACTTCCGTAAGGTCCATCGGCGGTATGAAGTCGTCGTCGTTCATATTTAAGTCGATAATTGATTCCGGAGGCAATGCGTCGCGTATTCCGTCAGCCATACCGCGTTCGCCTTCTTCGACTATCGCGTCAATAACGATGAAACTAATGCCGTGCTTGACGTTGCCTTCGACGACCCAATTCTTAATCGCCGTATCCTTGCCGGCGCCTTGACCGCCGATAAACGTATAGCCTCGGTAGAAATTATCGGGATTATCGACGGGCATAAGTATCGGTATTTTGTCGTCCTTCACTTCGGCGATGCCTAGCGGAATGCCGTTCGAGTCACGCATAGCTAGCGGTATATCTACTTCGACACGCTTCTTAACGTTTAAAGCGTCGGCATACTTGCGTTGTAACTCCTTATTCGGCATCATGAGCGCCAACTTCGACATTTCATCGGTGCTTACAAGATTGACGTTCGCATCAAGGCGCGTGCTTGCGGATAGCTGTAGCGAATTCAATTCGTTAATTACCTTTACTCGACGTCCATTATGCGTTACCTTAAAGCCGCTAAGTTCGTTCGTATCCGATAAGTCCTGCATGGATAACGTTAGGGATTCCGCCATGCTGTCGCGCGTTAATTGATCGTGTGAGTGCGCCACAACGCGTATGTGCGACTTAAATACGGGCAAGTTACCCTTTTCGCGATTCAGCCGAGTTGTGCCGATTTCATCTTCGAGTGAATACGCCTTTTTGATTATCGGCTTCTTTTCGACGGACTTATCCGATTTAAAGAACGCGTTACTGAATGCATCGAAAATATCCGTTACGAGGTAGTTGACTTCATTAACGAACGCAGCCACTCCGACTTTTAAACCGTTGCCGATACGCTTACCGCTAATCGCCGCACGTTGCGGGACCTTTCCGTTTGCCGCCTTTTCATACGCCCATTGCGCGTTACGTACCCACTTATTGCGGTTTTCTACTTCGTTACGGACGCTTAAACGAGCGACATCACCGTCGAACTGCAATTCGTCTATGACGCTTAGAACGTTGGAAATAGGCGTCTTAACGTCGTTAGAATTCGACTGTAAGCTGAATATATCGTGCTTTAAATAGCGTAGCTCCTGTACGACCGTATTTTCCGTCGGCACTTGCAAGTCTGCGATAGACGCTTCGCTGAACGTAACGCTCATTTTATTTTCGATTTTACGCTTTAGTTTCTGCGCTTGATACTCCGAAGTCGCTACGTAGAACTCAATCGAGCGCTTCCCGTTAACCTGGCGGAACAGTACGTCGAACCAGAAATAGTCCTTTTCGCGATACGTGAATTTAAAGCCGTTTCGTTCGCGCCGACTAGCGTTGCTTTCGTACATTTCGTACATCTTATGGATAGCGCGCCAAAGCCGTTTCGTATTATTCGTAACGTCGGCGTGTGGTGTGATTCGGAATACTACGATGTTATTGCGTTCATATTCGTAGTAGGTCGACGGTGTGAATGCCTTCTTTAATTTCGCTATATTGACGTTTAGTTTCGTAGTGTTATCGATTAATGCCGGTAGGTTTTCGTTATATAGGACCGGATAATAAGACGTTGTGACCTCCACGTTAATTCGCCCCCAATATGCAAACGGCTAAGATCGTTGCTCCGCTGAAAATACCTAACGGCTTAACTACGCCACGTCCCGCCATCGAGCTAATAATTACGAAAGCGCCCGCTGCTACTGCACCGTAGCCGATAAGGTCCGGCAATAACGGAACGAACCAATCCCAAATGGCGATACCGATTTCTTTTAAGCCACCGCCGATGTTATCCGCAATCTTTTCGCCTAACGGTTTATAGATGTGCTCCTTTTCCGTTTCGATAACCCAACGGTCAAACTTCCAAATCCAGTGCTCGTTATTTTCCGCTGCCATTTAACCGCCCCTTCATACCGTTTTTAAAAAGTCGCGAATATTAACCGCATTTCTCGCAAGTAAGTAACCGCAACATACTCCGATTAGTAATTCGATTGCTTTCGAGCGATGACCGAGCGCCCACGAAGCGCCTGCAAATACGATAACTAAAACGACGGCACTATCGAACATTCGCATAAGCGTCGGATAAATATTATCGAAGGAACTAGCCGCCATTGCAACGTTAGGTAGCGTTAAGAGTAACGTCGGAGTTGCAACGCCTACTAGACGAGGAATCGTCCACGTTTGTTTATTTTCCGATGGCTGATCGCTACTTCCCGCTAAATTCGGATTTCTGTAATCCGCTTCCAAAAACGCATATTTCGGATTTAAAATCGCCAATTTCGTACCTCCACGTATATTTTTTATGCCGCTTGTTAAGACTATCCTTAACTTATAGACGAAAGGACGTGTTCGTATGTTGTTTATTATCGGATTAGGTATTGGTGCTACAATCGGGTTATTAGTTAACGCTATCGGATGATTTACGTTTTAATTCGTCTTTCATGCGGGCCATTCTATCAGATGCCGTTACTTCCTTCGCTACGGGCGCTTCAGTCGCAACGACTACGCCTTTCTGCTTCATATCGGCGAGTATTAGCTTTTTAACGTAACCGCTAAAGTTGCGTTTGCTTACGTGTTTGAGGATTTGTTGGTCGGAGCTATTCGTACGGTTAAATGCGACGGGTTTGGAGAATCGATTCTTTTCGATGTTAACGCCTCCTTTAACAACATGATATGAGCGCTAATATCGTTTAATGCACGTCCGCCTAAAATAAATAAAAAATTCCGCCAGGGATTCGCCCCGACGGATTATGTAAAGCTAATAGCGCTAGCTGCTATCTAGCTTATGCGGAACATCGACGAAAAGTGCACGTCCTACTTCGATAAATATTCGAGCATCAATTCCTCGGAGCGTTTGCGTAATTCAGCGCTTGTATACCGCTTACGTTCTTCGTAACCGGCGTGAATAAAAGCGTATTCTGACGACTCTTTCGTTGATTTCTCGATAATTAACTGCATATTATGACGCGTTAAATAAATTTCCGTTACTTTCAAGTCGGCGCGAACTCGTTGTAATGCGCCTTCAACCTTCGCTAAATACGGTCGGGACAGCTTAAACGGTAACTTGACGATGGATTCTCGGTCGCGCTCAAAAAGCGTAATAAGCAACGGTAGATATATTTTATTTTCGAAATAACGGATATCCTCCGCTGATATTGACGGCATTTAGAACACGCTCCTTTACGTTAATTATAACATATCGCAAACACAAAAAAAACGCCCCACTCCGTTATTAGCGAGTAGGGCGTTAGGCTTGCGTGTTATTTCGATTTATTTTCGAGCGCTTTCAGTCGTTGTACAAACGGGATCATTGCGTTCCATACGTAGTATTGATTCACGTTGCGGAACGGATTCTTACCGTCGGTAATGCCGAGTTCCATCGCTTTCTTGCGTACGGCTTCTTGGTCTGCGTTTAGTTGCGGTTCATTCGTCACGCCTGCCACCTCCGTTTTCGGTTTCGTTAATTCTGCGAGCCTATCAGCGATTGCCTTGCGAACAGCCGCCGAACGCCCTTCGTCGAGTATTCTATGCGGACAGTTCTTGCCGGACCAATCGCGATGCCAGCGGACACGATCGATTCCCCATCCGTATTTTTTAAGTAACTGCGCTGTATATTCGATGGCGTTCGCTTCGGCTTGCGCGTATTTGGCGCCACCACTTCGCGAATAGCAGATTTCAATTCCGATGCTTTTACGGTTGCCATCGCCGTTTCCATCACCGCAATGCCAAGCGTTACGATTAAACGGAATAGCTTCGATTGCTTCCTTGTCGTCGATAGCTACGTGATAGCTCGTCGATGCCGTATTGCGTTTCATATAGGCGATTTCATTGCGTGCGGTTGCGTCATTTGCCGTGTTGTGAATCGTGATATATTGCGGAGTCATAGCATACGGCGATTTTAGCGAATGTAACGTCGATGCCACGTAATCTTTTACGGTTACGTACGCCATCACTTCAACCCCTTGCGTTCTAGTTCCTCCGCTTGCTTGCGTGCCTTGCGCGTCATTGCGTAGGTATTCTTATACACGCCGTAAAGCGCACCACCCAACGCCAAGCCAGCGCCTAGTAATACGCCGAATGCGTTAATCGAATCTTGCGTAAACCATTCGAAATATACGTTAATCGTTCCGAGAAATAGTAGTGCCGCCGATAGAAATCCGGTCACTAAAATTACGATGTCTTTCGTCATTATAACGTCCCCTTTCCGTTTTTATTTGCGTAGCTTAACGTAGTAGAATTCCGAGTATAAAGATTACGATTGTTACGAGTATAGGCGCCATGATGCCGATAGCCCATCGCTGATTCGCCTTCAATGCGTCTATATCGCGTCTATTTGTGTCCGCCTTCGCTTCGGCTGAGCGTGCGGTGTCGTCGGTGCGTGCGAGGTCATCGCGTAGCTTCGTGACGTCCGTTTTTAATTCGAGCGCTGCGTCAAGTTTACCTTCGATGCGCGCCATCGTGAGTTCGAGCGCGTGTATTTCCTTCGAATCTTCGGGCATGGTCCGAGCCTCCTTCGTGTAGTTTGCGTTATTTTGCGTAAATAAAAAGAACGCCGGTTAGCTACGATAGCTTAGGGCGTTCTGATATCGTGATTATTCGGTTAGACGGTAAGTCGCAGTTTGATCCTACACCGCTTTAACAGCAGTCATATTATCTGTAATAACACTCTTAGTAGTCTCTATTTTTTCGGTTACTGCGTTAATCATAAATGCGTTAATATTTTCTGAAATGTTATCTTTAATAATAACATTGGTAAATTTTTCGCCATTTGTTGCAAAGCCTACACCATAATGCGTATTTGATCCTGTCGCTCCCTTAATTCGGTTTCCTTGTAAACGGAATCCGCTAAACGGTGCAGGAGTACCAATAGGAATGCTAGAGGTAAAAGCAATCGCAGATTTGAAGTTTTCAACAGTTCCATAATTGTGTATTTTCGTGTTACTGACTGTTAACATAGGATTGAAGTTCTCTAGTGCAACCTTCACATCGAATTGGATTCCATGTCCGTTGATTGAGTATATATTGCAATTGTCGAAAGTCCAATCTTGGCAATTAATAGCACTGATTCCTTGCACAGAATCATGAATCTCGCAATTAGTTAACGATACTCGTTTGGATGTATTGGCAAGGATAGCTGTGTTCATTTTAGATTGAACGTCTACACCTTCAAAGAAAAGGTCTGAACTGTTATTTAAATAAAATCCTACACTTTCAGTAGATATGATTTTCGAATTTTTGATATACACCTTACCAGGTAAAGGTCTTGTTGGCTCATTTGTCTGTGTCGAAATGCCATAATTAGGTACTAGAATTGTAACGTTTTCAATGGAAATTCTACCGAAGTTTTGTGCGTCTGCATCTTTCCTGTTTATCGCAATCCCTCTTGAACCTGCGATAGTTGATTCTATATGAACATTACTTACTATAAAATCACCGATGACATCTGGAGGTCTTTGAACTCCACCTTTTAAATCAAAGTCAATGCCATGTTTTGCACAGTTCAGGAAAGTGCAATTCGAAATAATGATATTTTTTGGTGCGGCTGCTATATTTGTTTCTGTTTTTATTTTAATTCCGTTATAAAAGCCGTTCGCTATAACGTTTTGAATGGTAATATTTCTACTGGAACCGAGGTCAACACATTCGTCAATATTGATTCCCGTAGAATCCGATGCCACGATACCATCTACCAAAACTGTGTCAGAATTAAAGAAATCAATAACTTCCGGGACTCTCATGGCGAATGTGTTTTTTATACTGCCGTTTGTACAAGTCATTAAGCTAATCCCGTACATACAATCGTGCATTTCAGTGTCCGTTATCACGAATTCGTCTACTAAATCTAGTCTTAGACCAGCGTGTCCGAAGAATCGGACATTTCGCATAGAAAACGATTTGACATGTTCGATTCCAACGCGCGAACCTCCTGTAGTATCAAATGCTATGTTCTCAATAGAAATGTTTTGAAACTTGTTCCCCACTGTCCCTAATGCTCTAAAACTTAAAGCTCGACCATCCAAGTTATCAGCTGTATTTTTAATGATAGATTTCTGAGGTGATTCCCCTCTAATTCTTGTCCCGTTTTTCATGTTGATTAATTGTTTAGTTAGAAAAACGCCTTTCGGAAAGTATAAAGTTGTACCACTAATAGCACAAGCATCTATCGCTTTTTGAACTGCTACAGAATCATCCGTAATACCATCTCCAACAGCTCCGAAGGTCTTAACGTTGATCCCAGTATCCGCCAACTGCGTCTTAACGGAACCGATTTCCTGCGTATATTCTGCCTTTTTTACAGTCTCCGCTAATTCCGTCGTTATCGCTTCCACATTCGCCGCTAAACTATCCGCAGCCCCGCCTAATGCGTCTATTTTATCGAAGTTCTCGTTAAACTCCGTCATTTGTACGTAATCTTCCGGTACCCACTTATGCAATCCTAAATTATCGGTCTTTTTGCTACTCATCCGGTAATTCCTCCCTTATTTAAATCGTACGATTCTTCTAGTTGTTCAGCGGTCAAACCCGCTACTTTACGCCACCTTGCGCCACTACCTTCGAATTCACGCCACGGCTTCTCCGCGACATCCGCCATTTTGAATACGGAAATATCCGCCCATTGCTGCCGGATCATATCGAGTTCATGCCACGGTAAAAAAGAGAACGAAAAGTCCGTCCCTATATGCGCCGGCATAACGTCCTCTACGGAGCGCTCGATGTCCTCGAAGTTTTTCGGAACTCCGCGTCTACTCGTAATTTTTATTTTCATCGCCATTTCGTCCGGAACTTCCTCGATGGTTGCTCCGTAAAATGAATCGACTATTTCGTTTATCAGTTCACGCGTAACCGTTCCTACTCCGCGTAATTTAGCGTTAATAAAATGTCGCCGAGAATCCGTCGAGCGCGCCGCCTTTTGCTCGATGTCCGTAAGCGATTCCCATCGGTTTAATCCTTTTGTCGCGGTATTTACGTAGAATTGGTCGAGTAGTTCGTTCAATTTCGCTTGTACGCGTGTGACTTCGTTAGCTTCCGTTTCAACCATTCGCATTACGTCCGCTAAATCTTCGTAGTATTTCGGCATGTAGTCTTTCATCGTTTGCCTTACATCGCGGTCATACGTATAAGTTTCGAGTAAGCCCTCCGACAACAACGCACCGCTAACCGTTTTGTATTTATGCACAGATGGTACCGCGACAGCCGACTTCGAATTAACCGATGTTTTAACGTATTTTATAATCCGTGTGTTAACCTTCGGAAAAGTCGCACTACCCATCGAAGCTGCCGCCGACTTCACGATTAACACGATTCGCCCCGCCACGTCTGCCTTAGCGCTAAACGCCCCCGCAGACTCTGATAACCGTACAATTTTTCCGTCAAAAGAACCGCTACCTACGAGGCCTAGCGGTTCAATCGTTATTTCAGCCATCGTTTACGCCTTCTTTCGTTAAGCAAGCGTAATACTTACATCGCCCGCCGCTATTTTTAATTGGTCCGCTGATGCGATCGTTTTCGTATTCGTTAATGCACCGTGGTAAAGTAGGTTGCCCTCCGTTGCTGCGTCTAAGATGCCGATGTGCGTTACGGTTCCCCATGACGCCGATGCAATCGGAAATAGTACGTCCGCTGAACTAACCGCTACACCGTTTGCCGGTGCGTTAAAGGTAATCGTTTGCCTTACGTAAGCACCTCCGCTTACTTCCGTACCTGTTTTAGCATCCGTTGGGTCTGCCGTGTATAACGCTAGATAAACCGTTGCCGGCGCTACCCACGCTTGCCCTCGTAAAGTTGCGTTTAATAACGCGTTTTCTAAGTAATCGCTCATTGCTGCCATATCGTAATTCCTCCTAATTTATAGTTATCGCGCCAACTACCGGTACTTCGTCGTTGCCGAGTATGATGTTCGCCGTAAGTCCGTTAATCCGTAAGTCCGAATAGTCGATTACGCCGTCCGAATCTAATATCGCGTTACCAATCGCTGTATAACGCACCGTGTCGCCTACGAACGCAATCGACTTAAAGTAATCCGTCACAATAGCGTTAATTGACGTTCGTACAGCGTTCATATCTGCGCCTTCTCGTATCGTAAGCGTTGCCGTTATATCAATCGATACTTCTGTTACGCCGACCACGGTTACGTCCGCAAGTACGGGGCGTTGCGTATCGATGTGCGCCTTTACTTGGTCTAGCGTCATAGCGGAAGGACTCCGTTTCTCCGAATTAATTACAACGACTTTCACCGTTCCTACGCCTTGCCATATCGGATAACAGCGCGCATCTGAAATACCCGCGATTTCCTTCGCCCATTGTTCGTAGTGGTATTTATTACCGCTTGTTGCCGGACGGCTAACCTTTTCGTGGTAACGCGCGTATAATTCTTCGTCCGATTCCCCGTTAATTCCGCCGCTAAATACCTTCTCGTTTGTAACCGTAACTGCCCCGCTAAGGTCGCCTAAAACGTCTGTTATTGCTCCGATTGCGACATTGCCGGAAACCCCGCCTACTTCCGCTTCTACCGGTACATCGATTGATTCGCTAATAAGCGTCTTTTCCTCCGTCGTGACGAAGTATATAGGCGCGCTATCGCTATCCGTTGACAGTAGCGTCCCTAGCGGAATGATTTCCCCTACTGCGCCAGTTATCGTAACTAGCCCGCTAGCCTTGACCGCTGTTTTCCGTGTCATGCCCTGCTCGGCTACGCGTCGTTCGAGTAGTTCGCCCGTAGACGTTTCGGCGAATCCGAGGTTCAATACGTTGTCCATCTGCGTATAGGCTTGCGACAATTCGATAGCCATCGGACTAAATAAGTCCCATAGTACGGAGCCTTGTCGCTTGTCGAACGTATCTGGAAACCGACTAAGTAGACGGTCGAGTATCGTTTCGTACGTTTCGTTTTCGTACATTAAATAGTCACCTCGCTCTCCATACGCTCTCCATTCGTAAGCGAAACGTCGAATTTAATTAGCACCGTATCGCCGCTGTGACTGACGTTGAAATTCGTAACGTCTGCGATGCGGTCGTCGTAAATAAGCGCCTCTCGTATTACACGCGGTATTTCTTCGTCTAAGAGCTCGCGTGTTACGTCTGCGCCGATTAAATCCTCGATTTCACTTCCGTATTGATCGTCGTAAATTAAAAAGCGACTCCGCGCAGTCCTTATCGCCTTAACGATGAACTGCCGAATCGCTTCTTTTCCGTCTACTATTCCGCCTAGCCCGCTCGCCGTTAATTGGTACGTGAGAGACGGCTGTATTTCCATTTCCGTTTCTAATACGTCGTTTTCGATTTCTTCGAGTGTTTCCGGTATAATCGCCATTTATCGCACCACCTTATCGATTACGTGGTATAGTTGTCCGTCGTTTGTTTCGAGTACAAATACTTCGTCGTCTACCGCAACATAGCCGTCCTTAAACGTAATTTGCATATCAACGCCACTGAATGCGCCTGTCACACCGTTAAATGTAGCCGTCCCTTTAACGTCAGCTTTGCGCTCATGCGGTAATATCGATTGCATTATGACTAGCGAATCCATTTCGATGTCGTCTGCGTCGCCTTCGATTCTAATAGCGAAGGGGCTAACGGACGTAACCTTTGCGATGTGCGTACGCATTTCTACGTTGTGGCCGTACTTACCGATTAAATTAACAAGCCGTGCGCCTGCGTTTCCTTCTTCGCGTCCTATCGTAATCCCCTCCGTCTATTTTTTCGTAGTAGCTTTCGCATCTTTATCGTCTTTGTCCGTTTTCTTCGCGTCTTTTTTCGCTTTCTTTTTCTTCGGCTTCTGCGGCTTTTCAATTCCGAGTTCTTCGTCGCTTATTTCGATTTTAGGTAAATCGAGTGACGCGCTAATTTCGAGTTTCATTTCGTGCTTGCCGTCGCTGAACGTGTGGGAATCGCTTGTGACGTAGTAACCGCCGGCAAGCCCCGTCATAGGCTCGCGTACATAAACGCCACAACCCGTAACTACGTCGATGATACCGATTGCAGAAACGGACGCTTGATCGTTTAGAACGTTAAGCTCTTTTAATAACGATTCGGCGCGTTGTTTAACCTGTGAAGTCGTCGCCTTTTCGTCCATTTCTTCGTAATGTTGCATGATTCCGTAAAGTTTCTGCGATGCAACGGATTTCGCCGTATGAGTAAGTTTGTTATCTTTACCGCCGACTACTTGAACTTGCGTTTTCGTGTCCTCCATCGAAATCGAATAGCTTGCGCTCGTTAAGTTCGAGCCTGCTGCGAGTATCCACGGAGTTACGTTATTCTTGTGTTGCATTAGCGTTAATTTGCCGTCTACATTACCGAAGAAGAATCTCTTTTTCGTCTGCTTATACGTAAGGTACATCGCTTTCTGCATCATGTCGTACAACGAATGATTACGAAGAATCAACTTTGGAATAACGTAACCTGTATCCTCGATATTGCCGACAGGTATGCCGAAGTCCTTCGCTAGCTGTTTAACGATTTCAGACGCCTTCTTATTCTTAAACTGCCGAGTAGCTTTCGATTTTAATGTATAGTAGTTTCGGTCGTAGCACGTTACGGTCATATTGCCGCTTTCATTAATATCCGTATCAAATACGCTTCCTACGAATATCCGCTTATTATTGATGAAATACTGAATCGCTTCGCCGTTACTCACTGCGAAAGCTTTATAGCGCCCGTCTATCGTATTTTTAAATTGCAACGTTAGCGTTCGGTTAGGCTTTTCGCTATGTCCCGACCAGGTAGCCGAAGTAAGAAAGTCCGCGATGTCGATGTCGCGGATTAAGAGTCGCGTACTCACGGCAGCACCAACTTTTGACCGGGCTTAATTACGTTCGGATTCTTGCCGATTGTCGCTTTATTAGCTTCGTAGATTTTCTTAAAATCAGCGCCATTTCCGTAAGTCCGTTTAGCAATCGCCCATAATGTGTCGCCCTTCTTAACCGTGTGTGATTTCGGTGCTTTTTTATCTTGCGTTGGTCTAGATGCCCCTGCCGCCTTTACTACGTTTGCTTTCTTTTCGACTTTCCTTACGGATGGCTCGCGATATTCTACTGCCGTTAAACTGTAAAAAATATCGCCAACGTGACCGGCACGCTCCGGTTGTATTTCGAATGATTCGATAAGAACTGGAATACTTACGTTTGTTCCCGTGATTAATAAGCGGATGCTTTTACGAGTATCGCGCCACGTTTCGAGTTGTAACACCCAACTGCGTGCGTTCATAAAGTCGCTGTATTCGCAATAAGCGGGATTATAGTCGCGAGGAAAGAACGATTCGAACGATACCGTTTTTAATCCACGTTCGCCGGGTATCGTAACTTCGCCGAGACTTGCTACGTTTACCTTCGATACTCCATACGGTGAAGTTACGGTGAACTCCGAAGGATTAACGGGTAATCGGAGGTATAATCCTTCGCGATCTTTGAGCCAAAACTGAATCGGATTTGTCATACCATCTGATACCCCTCTCGTTCGATTAATCTCGCTATTTCCATCGCAACTGCTTCAATGTCCGACTCTTGGCGCACATGGAACGTGTTACCCGATATCGAAATATCTCCGCGACCGCCTTCGGAATTACCACCGCCGGTAGGCGCCATTGCTCCGCCATAAGAAACGCCGCTCATTACGCGGTCATAGTCGTCCGCTTCAAAACGATTTAACACACGCTCGCCTTGATGCAGTCTAGCTACGTAATTATCGTAAGGCACGCGCTCTAGTCCGTTATAATGTCCAGGTAATAAGTTACCAGCGAATTCCACCGCCTTACCGCCAACTTTCGAGAACCAATCCGGCACTTTTACGCCTTTTAGCAAGTCCGCAAATGTACGGACGTAGCCCGCCGCTGTGCTGATGTAGCCTCCGATAGTTTCGAAAACTCCGCCGACTTTACTTAGCACTGGCATTACTTTGTCTAGTACAACGAGAAGCCCCGACGTCCAATAATCGACGAACGGTTTTAAAATCGTATCCCATAACCACTTAATGATTACTCCTAAAACTTCGAAAGCCGCGCCAAGTAGCGAAATTACCGGTCCCATTACTTTCCAAAGATTCGCCGCTAATGTCGTTACGATTAAAAGTGCAGGCGCAATAATATTGTTAAACGCCATTACAGCGATGTCACCTACGATTTTTAATGCGTTGCCAAGTAGCGAAAGCATCGGACCAACTAGCGACCAAAGCGCTGTTAATGCGCTCATGACGATTGATTTCACGTTCTCAAAAACTCCGCCGAGCATAATCACGGTCGGCTGTAACTCCGTCCATTTAGCCGATAGATACGCCATGAAATCGGAAGCCGCCGCCTTTACTGCGTTTATAAAGTTGAAAATACCCGCTATTGTTTCGTTGGAAAATCCGAGTTTCGCGAGCATAACCGATCCGTCCGTCTGGCTTCCTGTAGCTATCGTAAATAACGCCTTCACCGTATCGACTACGCGTGAAATCGCATTGCGGAATTGTTCGCTACCTTTATACGCTGCCATGAAGCCTATTCCGATTGCCGTGATTCCTAGCGCAATTAATCCGATTGGTCCTGTGATAAATGCGATTACTGCGCTAATGCCCGTGAAAATTCCCGCTAGTGCGCCGATGCCGAATAGTGCCGTAGCGAGTACGCCTAACCCTGCCGCGACGGGCGTCAATATTGGCGATATTTTCGACCAATTATCGATGATATAATTAACGGCCTTCTCCGAAGCTGCCCCGAATTTCTCGATTTGTTCGAGAATCGGATTGAAGTCAATTTCCGATACAAACCTCGCTATTGCTACGACAGGTTCTTCGAGTGCGTCTCCTATTCGGATTGCGAGCGATTCAAATGTACCGCCCATTTCTTCGAAGGCTCCGCCGATTCCAGACATCATCTTAGCGGCGGTTTCTGCTGCGGCTCCGTCCGATTCAACGAGCGCCTTAGTAAATTCGTCTAGCTTATCGGGTCCCGCGTCTAGTAACGATAGGAACGCCGAAACTCCTTCGGTCCCTACTAGGTCTTTCAGTACGCCTACTTTTCCGCTAGCTGTCATGCCTTCGAGACTAGCGCCGAGGTCTCGCATCATTTCCGATAATGACTTCGTACTACCATTCGCGTTATTTGCGCTGAATCCGATTTTATCCATTAACTTCGACTGTTTTTTAAGTGGTGATGCTAATGCCATTAATCCGCTTCGTAGCGCTGTACCGGCCGTCGAACCGTCAATACCTGCGTTGGTGATAAGTCCTACCGCTGCTGCCGTTTCTTCAAGCGAAATGCCTAATGCGGCTGCCGGTGCCCCTGCGTATTTGAACGCGTAACTAAGGTCCATTATGCCCGCTGCGGATACGTTCGCTGCCATTGCCAGTACGTCCGCAACATGCGTAGATTCCGCCGCTTCGAGCGACCATATATTAAGAGCCGACGATACTGTGTCCGCTGCTAATGCTAAATCTTCTGCGGATGCTTCGGACGCTGCGATAATACCGGGCATGGCTGCGATAACTTGATTAGCGTCGAATCCATTTGCGGCTAAATCCGCCATTGCGTCCGCAACTTCCGTCGCTCCTTTTGACGTATCAGCGCCTAGCTGAATTGCCGACTCTCGCATAGCGTCTAATTCCGAAGCACTTGCGCCGGCAATTGCGCCAGCTTTTCGTAAAGCATCGTCAAACGACGTGAATTCCTTTATTGCGTACGCTGCGCCCGCTGTGATTGCTGCGAAACTTGCCGCTGAGCCTACGGTTAGCTTGTTAAGTGATGCGGTCATTTGATCGTCGAGCATGAGTCGTGCGACTAAATCGATTGCCATTTCCTATTTTCCTCCCCTCTTCCGTTTTTTCTCCGCTTCGACTTCTTCGTCGATAACGAGTAATTCCGACGCATACATGAACGCCTTATGACGTTCTTCTTTCGCGTAGAATTCGTCGGGTGCTATGTGATGCCGTTGGAATATGCGGTGGATTAGCGCTGCCTCTCCGCCCGCCTTGATTAGTTTTTTGCCGCTTCAATCTCCGTCGCATCGCCTAATCCACTGACGTTAAGTACGACTTTCGTAACTGCTGCGATTTCTCCCGCTAGTAGCGCTTTTTGAATACAATCGGCTCCGTCACGCGCTCCGTAATGTTTTAGTAATGCCGCGTCGCTAAAGTTCGGCTCGATAATTGCTGCCGCTAACATAAGTCCGCTTAATTGCGATTGGTCGACGCGCTCCGTTTTATTGCCGTTCTTTCCGTCGTAAACGGTAGCTTCTGCGCTAAGTTTTTTTACGTGGTCGCCTGTTAGTGCGCGTACTTTGAATTCCGTATTCAGTCGTGGCATTTCGATTGTTTCTTCAATTTCCGTTGTTGCGCCTAGTAGCGCTTCTAATGCGTTCATTTTCGCCATTTATAAAAACCTCCGTTGAGTTAGTTTTCGAATTAAAAAGACGACGCCATTACGACGCCGCCCTCCGTTCTTATTGCGTTATTAGATGTACTCGTAACCTTCGTAAACGAACGGTAATTCTTCCTCGACTAGCGAGCCGTGTTCGAAGTTGATTACGGGAATTTGCGTAAACTGTACGCCTTTCAATACAACCCACTCCGCCGCTACGTCCGTATTTTCCGGATCGTCTAAGTGAATGTGGATTTCCGTTACAAATGCGCCTTTGCGGTCGTCCATAATCTGACCGATAAGTTTCGCAAATTCGTTGTTCATTTTGTAGCTGTTAATCGTTCCGCTTGCGCTTACTGACATCGCTTTATGTCCGACCATGCGCGTACCCGAACGTTTAATATCTTCGTAGCTTACTTCCACCGACGCTTCAATTCCGAAAGCGTTCGTTAGCCAAACGCCGTCGTGATAAATCTTTCCGTATGAACCGGAAATAGCTTTCGTAGAATCCATTGCCATTTATGCGTCACTCCTTCGTTATATTTGCGTCTTTTTAGACGTTGATTGTTAAGAAAATACGTTCCATGCTGTCGACTTCTACGTAGCTAATCGCTAGGAATACGCTATCGCCAACACTTGGTCGTAGCGCGTCCAATTCGACTTTTGGCGCCATCAGTACGTTGTTAGTTTCTAACGTTTGTAAATACGCTTTGATTGCGCTGATTAATGCGACTTGTCCAGCCGGGTTGTTGTCGACTTTACCGATGTAGCGATTCTTCGCTGTTTCCGGAATATCCGTCGCAACTGCTTGACGCGCGCGCATGATGCGGATTTTACCGCGTTTAGACGTATCACTATCCGTTGTTACGCCCTGCTCGACTTTAATCGTTTTGCCATCGTTCACTAGTACCAAAGAGCCGCTAGTTAACGCCGTTACAATTTCGCTATTTTTCAAACGCTTGTTAACGTCTGCAAGTGGTAAATCTGCGTACGTAATCGACTTGTTAATCGGTGTGCCTGCGATAAGTCCTGCGATGTACGTTGCGTAAACTGCTGACTCGATTTCGTCGCCTGCGCCTGTAATTCCGCCGACGATTAAGTTAACGATGTACTTGTCTTTTAAGCGTACTGAACGCGCATTACCTACTGTCGGGTCTGCATCCTCTTCCGAAGTTCCGCCGAGTACCCATGCGAAGTGCTTACCTTCTTCGCGGTTGCGTTCAACCCACGCCTTAGTAGCGTCTTGCTCGTCCGGTGATACATTTTGCGGATATACAAATACGTTAAACGGACGCGCTTCGTATTGATCGCGAATATCTACGTACTGTAATGTCGCTTCTAGCTCCGGTACTGCGTAAACTAAAACCTCCGCCGCGCCGCCTTGTAATACGTTTAATACTGGCTTTGCGTTAACTGAGCCGAATAGTTCGACTGCATCCGCTTCACCTTCGATTGTGTAAAATTCGCCTGACTTCGCCGCACCGCCCGTATAATTAAATAACGGTAACGCTACAACTCCGCGTGGACCGCCCGTAATTGCCGCTAATGCCGCCTCTACGAAATTCAGATATAAACCGGGTCTGACCGGTAATGATATCGGGTCCCATTGTCCTCCGTTTGCCATTAAATACCGCCTCCATTTTTTTCTTTTGCTACTTTCTCTAGTGCCGTTCGAAACTCGTTCCATGACGTACCGTTTACCTCTGCGTTCGAAACAGGATTAACTTCCACGTCCTCCCACATCGCTTGACCAGGTTCGGTATAAATCCGATGTTCGATGATTTGCATTTTCGGTACTGGCGCAAAGTAGCGCGCTTCCCTTACTTGCGCTTGTAGTACGCCGACTACCGCAAATACGCCGTCCGTATCCGTCTTGAACGGTTGCGAAATCGAAAAAGACCCTAGCGACATATAGCCGGTAGCGTCTTTAATCGGTATCTTTATTTGCTGATTTATTGCGCGCTGTAATAACGTTGCTCTCTGAATACATGCGATTTCTGTTGCCGCGAAATAAACGACTTGGTACTCGCGATCGATACGGAAATGGTACGCCGTTTCACTTTCGCTACTGTCGCCGAGATAGCGGATAGATAACTCATTCGCCGTATATTTAGGCGGTAAATGTTGCCGCCATACACGCGCAAATGTAGCGGTAGTACCGAGATATGTCGCGAGCGTTTCGATTTCCTGCGTTATATCCGCCATACTACCACCCCTCGCTGCGTAACGCTTTTTCTACTTCTTCTTCGAGCCATTGCGCCCAATCTCCGATACGTGACTCCGCGGATTTATCGAGGAACTTCTTTTCGGTACCTGGCGTCAAAAGACTCTTACCGCCTGCGTCCATTTCGTGAATATAGTAACCGTAGTTAAAACGCCCACCTTGCGTAGCGTTAGCGCGTATCTCGATATATCCGTTTGCGCCAGGCTCGAATACCTCCGACTGTAGCTGACGACGTAGGTTACTCGAATCTAGCGGAGCAATATCGCGTGACTCTCGTACCCAATCGCGTTTAATATCGCCTAGCGCCACCGCCGCACCTTTATTGACCGCCTTCGGTGACTGCCGTAATGCTCGGTCAAGTCGCGTACGGTCAATATGGAATTCTTGCGCCATTACAGATGCACCTCCGTTAATCCGGGCTTGCCGTCAATCATTCGGATAGGTGCGATAAGTTCCGGTGTACGTTCGACTGCCACGCCTAATTCGTTTGTGTAATTAATTACGTCGTCGTACGCAATATTCGGCAACTTATCGAAAATTAGTGACACGTTGCTTACGACCTCTTTTCCGAGACTATTGACGATAACTTTAACGGTTTCATCTGCGCGACATTTGAGTATAATCGTTTCGCCGGGTGTTCCGTTACCCCAATCGTCCATAGTGCCGGGCTTCGTAATCGTAGCCGTCTGTTTTAGCGGTATTAACGCCATTACAACGTCACCCACTTTATCGAGCGTCCTGCCGATAGATTGACGCCGTTTTCCGCGCCGATTAATTCGATTGCGTCCGCCGGTATAAATGCGTCGAGTTCCTTCTTCGCCCAATCCTTAAACGTAAACGCGATACCTTTTACGCTGAACGACGCTACGCCTTGTTGCGCCAATTTATTCGTATCGTTAAATGCGCCTGCTAGCGTCGCCGCGAAAAGGTAGTTCGCTTCGTCCGGTATTGTAAGCCCCGGAAATTTCCGTTTGAGTGTGCGGTCAGAAACGTTTAGTAGCGCTGTTTTACGTTCTACGTCACCGTCGATAAAGTCCTCGTTGTCAAGCGTATTTAAACGGATATAAGCCGTTGCTGCTTCGATGTCCCGCGTCATAAGTTACGCCTCCTTTATTTTGCGGAGGGCTTACGTGCGGGCGCTTTCGATGCCGGCTTTGCCTCCGTTTGTTTCGGTTCGTCTTGTTTGATTGCGTCGGAAACGCGCTCTAGTACCGCGATTTCTTCTGCGTCGGTTGTTTCGTAAACGCCGTTCGAGAACGCCTTGTGTTCGCCATTAACGTAGAAGCCTAGCGATTTATATTTCGATATATACTTTGCCATCGTCTACCTCCTAACTAAAACGACGCAAACCGTTAAGTCTGCGTCATAATAGCGTTAATTATTTCAAGCCTTTGATGCGAGCGTGTGCTTTCTCTTGTTTGAACTCAAGTAAGAATTCGCCCACGATTTGACCTTCTACGTAGTCACCTTTAGCGCCTAAGTATTGGTGCGTGAAGTCACGGCCTTTAAGTGGTTTGATTTCCGTACGGTTAGCGTCGACAACAAATACTTCGTCAGCCGCTACGTTGTTATTAAGAACGATTTCCGCTGCGCCGAAGTCAGATAAGAAGTGGTCAACTACTTGGCCGCGTCCGTTATCTTGGCGTTCAAGTGTGATTTTGTCAGCGCCTAATTTCGAGATTGCACGTTTTTGTTTCGCGCCTACTACGATTTTGTAGTTACCGCCAGTAGCGAATCCGCCAGCTTCGTAGATAGCTTGGAACGCGTCTGTCAACATATCTTCCGTTAAGTCTCCGCCTGCTGCGTTTTTAACGTTTGTTTGAATGAAGTTACGGATACCGCCAGTCTGACGCACTTTACCGTCACCTGATTCGTATTTAACTCCGTTGATTACCGCTTTTTCAAGTTGTAACGCTAGCTCTAATAATTTCTTTTGTTTTTCGTATTCGTATAGATCGTCGATACCGTGTTCAGACGTTGCTGCTGCCGTACCAGAAATCGAAATAGACTCGTCGAAGATTTGCGTTAAGTTAGATACGCGTTTACGTGATTTGAAACGAGCTTTACGAGCGTCTGCACCTTCTACGCCTTCTACGAATTGGAATTCGACTTTAGCTGCGTTACCTACTGCTGCTGCCGTAGTTCCTGCATATCCGCGAGTAACCGTTAAGTCGTTAGCGTTTACTACTGTAACAAGCATTAATTCTTCGCCGACTTTAATAACGTGTTTAGCTTGGAAAATTGAACCGTCTGCTACTTTAATAGTAGTTGCATCAATTAGCGCCGTTGCAGTCGTAGTTGTTTCGTCTGCGTACATTTCGTCCTCGAACCATTGGTGCTCAACTTGTGATACTGATTCGCCGAAACCTACAAGCGATATCATTGGTGTTTGATGCGGATTAAGTAGTAATAGTTCGTCTGTTACCGATTCTTTCTTGCCTACGATTTGGTTTTGTAAAATTGTCATTTAATATTCCTCCGTTGTATGTGTTTTTTGGGTATTCAAAAAGCCGCCGACATTTCGTCCGCGACCGTATTACTTCGTTTATTTTCCGAGTTGCTTCTTCAATTTTGCGTAAGCAACGCGATGTTCTTGGCGTCCCGTCTTGCGTGCTAATTCGGCTGCGTCCGATAATAATTGGTCAGCCGTTTTGTCCGCTACGTCGGTGTTTCCGTTTGTCGCCTGTCCGATAGGCTGCTGCGCCTTCTTGCCGACTAGAAACGGTTTATTGTCAACTAGCGCTTTTACAACGTCATCCATTCCGACTACTTTACCGTCCTCGTCGATTGTCACGGCCGATAAATCCGCGAGTGCGATAGCGTCGTCTAAATAAGCGACATTGGCGCCAGTAGCGACCTTGTTAAATTCGTTGCGTATCTTTTCGGATTCCGCTTGCTTACGAATGGCTTCGAGTTGGGCCGTTAGTTCGTTCTTTTCTTCCTCGAATTTCTTCGCTAATGCTTCCGCGCGTTCTTTCTCCGATAATTCCGCAAGTCTTTTTTCTTCGAGTAGTGCTTCGTATTCGCTAGCCTTCGTTTTCAATTCGTCGAAGCCTTCGTATTTTTTACGTTCTCGCTCTAAGCGCTTCTTTAACGCTTCTTCGAATTCGGCTTGCGTCAGTAATTTTTCCGTTGGTGGTTCCGTAGGCTCTTGCGGTTCTACTGGCGCAACTGGTTCCGTCGGCTCTGCCGGTGGTTCCTCCGAAAAATACTGTAGGTTAAGCGTTAGTAAATCGTTAAGATTCGTCATAATGTATTACCTCCGTGTTGGCGCCGTCGCGCATATTTTGTTACGCCGTTGCAGTTTAGCGACTTATACGTTCGGTCGTGTTGAGTTAATTACCGTTAATTCTTCGTATATCCGCCGATGTCCTAGAAGGGTCGCGAAGTGGCGATACTACGTGCTTACAATTCGGATGGAATATTTCTCGGCGAGGTAACTCGTCAATATACGGATAATCGCCAGGTGCTTCCGCGATTAGCTTGACGATCTTACCCTCGTAACCTCGACACGCATCCGTAGCGCCATGTGTACTAATAACGCCGTAATAAGCGCCTTCGTCGATAGCTTCGTTAATAGACGCTTCACGCTGCGCCTGCATTAACTTCGTACGAGCGAGCATTTCCGTATAATGCGATACTTTCCAGCGCCTACCCGACGCGTCGATAATGGCTTCGTTCGCTTCTGCCCCGAGTTGCTTCCGTAATTCCTTACTTAGCGCCGACTTAATCGACCGTACGCCGTTAATGCCCGAGGCTGTCTGCGCTCGAATAACTTCTGCCGATGCTTTGCGAATAATAACGCGTGTGCGTCGCTCAATATTCTGCGTAACTGCGAGTAAATCCGCTTGCGTGTCCGCGATCATGGCTGCGGCTAGTCGACGATTCACTCCGTTAAACTGCGCTATCTTTAACGCATCTTCGAAGGTCTCCGCTAGATGTAGCGACATAATAGTACGGGCGATGCCGTCGTTAAACGCTTTGTCCGTCGTTAACGCTGCCCATTCGTCGCCGTACTGCGCCATATCGGAAAGTATTCGGCTGATATTACGCTCGGTAGCGATGATTTGCGCGCGTTCGAAATCCGATAGAAAAAGCGTATCGAGTTCGCTTCTTACGTCTCTAAGTGCGCGCTCATACGCTTTGGTTAGCTTATTAATATCGTAGTCATACGTTGGTTGCGGAATGTCCGGCATTAGTTATCACCGCCTTGCGTCGCGATCGTGTTATCTGAAATGAATTCCGCTAGTTGTTCGGCGTTCGTATTACGCTTACCGTACTGCTTGTGAAAATCTACGTGACACATCTTACAAAGCGTGATACCGTTATCTACGTCCGTCCTACATTCGGGATTATCCGCGAAGTTAAGTATGTGATGCGCGTTTATCTCCGCACCTCTTACGTTACAACATTGGCAAGTGTAGTCGTCGCGTTCGAAAACGCCTTCCCTGAACGGCTTATATGCCCGTTGTTGTCTTTTTTGTTCTCGTTCTTCGTCGGTGATGTTCGGGTCCCTAAGTGCTTCGCTGATCTTATCACTACGACATTGCCGACAGTCCTTACCTTTAAAAAAATTATTTAGATTCGTATGTCCCTGTGTACCACATTTACAAATGTAAGGCATAGGCAGAATTGAATTTAAAAAAGAGTCCGCTAGTAACACTTTTCCTTGTTCCTCGAAAAGTTCCCTAACGTCCTCTAATGTGTACTTACGTTTAGCATCGCCTATTTTTTTGTACCCGCATTGCTTACATGATATTCCAGAGTATTTAGCGGCGCCTAATACTATCTCCGACTGGCTTCCGCACCTACATATATATTTTAATTTATCTCCGAATGCGTAAGAAGTTGAAAGTAATTTGCAACCGGATTCAGTAAATATCTGTTCTATTTCTTCGATAGGAGTTGTCTTGGTTTTAGAAGCCTTCTTACGCCCACAAGACGCACAACTCTTTCCGCGTTTAGCGTTATTCACTGACATAGTACTTTCATTTCCGCAAGTGCAAATGTAACGCATCGGTACGTCCTTGCTTGTGTACTCTTTTTCTAGTAGTACGAAACCGCGTGCCTCGAAAACCGCTAGGACCTGTTCCATCGTTAGTTTTGCGGGCATATTATCACTCTCCTACTTCGTTAAAAATACTAGCGTCGACTGTTCCGACTTCTCTTTCAGCGTCGCTTCCAATGCGACTTATAATTTCCCTCGCTTGAATATCATCTACGCTGTCCATTCGTTTTACCGCTGTAGCGACGTCTATCGTGGCTTTTCCGCCGGTTCTAATCTGCATTATTTCGGCTTGTTCTTTTAGATTTTCGGGAAGTCCTGATCTCCATGTAATAATCGGGTACGCCGCTTCGAATTTTTTATCTCCGTGTGCTATATCGAGTAATTGACAGTTGTATAATGCGTCGCGAATTGCTAGGTTATAGTGCGTCTTAATTCGATTAGTTTTCGAAAGGATCGGCATGAAGCGCGCCTTAATCGCAGCTCCATCTGTATGGGAAGTACCAGTACCCCCTGCGTTCGCATCCCCGAGTACTGTACCGAATAACCACTGTGGCGTCTCCGCAATTTGAAAAGCCATACCGATTAATGTCTCTAACTCTTTAAATGCTCCTTCTAGTTTACCGTCCCAAGTCATATAACCTGGGATGGCGTCGTCTTTAGTTATCGGAATGTATGCGCCCGATATTCTGACGTTGCCTCTTTCTCCTAATTCCGGTCCGTATGTCGGAGGGTCCGAGTGTTTGTAAAGCACCAGATCAATTTGGGCGAGTCTATCGTTAATTGCGATTAATATCGATTCTATCGCCTCTAACGTCCCCTTACCTTCCCATGCGTCGTCTACCGATTTATACGGTATATGGTGAACAAGTAACGTCGGCACACCCGTTTCTATAACGTCGACTTCACGTCCAGTAGCGACTTTTTCTTCGATAGTAAACGTCTGTAACGGATAACCGTATGAGCTATCGACACTACCTTCCGTCGCGGATAGACGATAGCGCTCGTACATGATGTAACCGGGTAAATGACGCTCTACGTTTAAGAACGGAATGTCCGCTTTTACGCCGACTACCCATTCGACTGATGCGATATTTACCGCCTTGAACGCCTTGACGTTACCTCGCGCTGTTTCCGGGAATACGCAAGATGCCGAAATATGCTCGATAATAGGCTCCATTACTGCGTCGTCCGGTACGCCCATTCCTAGTTCCGCTAATGCAGAATAATCTTGACGGTAATCATAGCGCACCTTAATCCACGCATCGCCTCGGTAGCCGTTTGATAACGTCGACTCATGTATCAACTTAACTAAATCGTTTTCTTCGACGTAGCTATTAATTGCTACTTGTTGTGGTGTATCATCTGCTAATCCACTGTCGAATATCGGTGGTTCGCCTACGAGTAAATCCGCTGCTTTAGTTACGAGGATATCTGCGAAATTAGCTGCGATATATAGCTTTTCTAATTGCGCTGCGTGCGGAGTATCCCGAAGTATAGCGGTAGCACGTTCGTAAATTTCTAATGCTTTTCCGTCATATAACGTTTTCATGCGTTTATATTTAGAAAGTCGTTCCCGTGAGTTTTCTGGTGGAAATACCGCGCCGACCTTTATTATTTTGTCGGTGTACACGACCGACCCACTCTCGCTTAGTTCGTCGTCCGATTTACGACCGATTTTGAATATGGCGATTATGTCCGCCTCCTTTGCGTTTACTTTGCGTCAAAAAGACGCCTCTCTTAGTAATATCGTTTTAAGTCTCTGTGTCGCGGAGAACCATTTCCGAAAATTTATAGCCACGAAGGTTTATTTTGTACTTCGATCTTACGGAGTGATTGCGCTAATTGGAAACACATGCTCAAAGAATCCGGTCCGTCGTCGTGTCGAGCGTTTGGATATAACTCTAGCTGTTCGATAAGCAATCGATGTTTTTTGCTGAAGCGTATCTTACCGTTTTGGATATCCGGTAAAAGGGCTTCGATACGTAACGTTTTTCTAACGCGCTGTTTAACTTCTTTGACTCGCGTTGTTCCCGGATACCCGTGACGATGTAACTCTTCTTTTACTTTGTGCGCGAACCACTCTTGTGCCATCTGCGCCTCAACCGCGATTCCTGCGTATTGATACTGTAGCGCCTTCTGAACAACGGTATTCAGCAAAATATCGGGATGCACACGCTCTATAAACGTATCGACGATGTAGCAAACACCGGTTTCTCTATTCCTGGCAAGCGTTACAATCGCCGAGTAATCGCCTTTTTCCTTACCCATCGCGAAATCCACCGCGGCATAGTAGTCGATTTTCATGCCTTCGAGGTCCGATTCGTAGAAATATGCGAATTCCTCTGGCTTGAATATTTGCGAATCCGGATCGGTAGGATTTCCGAGATACTCTTGGTTAAATGCTCGTCCGCCCATTGTTTCGCGCTTCTCCATAAAATATTTATACGAATACATCTGTGGCCATAACGTTTTCGTACCTTTTAACATTTCGTCTTTATTAGCTTCGTAGAATTCCTCTGACTTCGTTAATGCGTCGGGGCTATCGCTATTGTATATCTCGCGCCAAACGTCCCATAAGTCCTCGCGTTCCGTCCATTCGAGAATTGCGGGGAACTTGCGACTTATAAAATCCTTACGTTGCGTTATAACGTGATTAAGAAGCGAATCCGGTCCTAAAATTGTCCCCATATAGATACACATACCGCCGAATCCTAGTGCCTCCATCATTTCGGAACGAAACCACTGCAGGTTTTTTGACCGTAACTCCGGCGTATTCGTATTAGCGTTACTCTCTAAATCATCGAGCAAAAAAAGTCCAACACGTTCGGTTAAATGGCGGAGTCCACGCATCTGCGTCCCCATACCCTTCGCTTCTACCTTCGTACCGGTTGTCGTTATAAATTCGAGTTTATTGTCGACCTCATTTGCGGAAGCCTTCGGGTGTAAAAGTTCACCGAAGTCGCTACGAAGCTTTTCGTTAAACTTGAGATTCTGCGATGTAAACTTAACGAAGTCGCCCGCTACGTCCGTCGTTTCGGACACCTCTACGATGTATTTCTGCTTACGGAATACTACCTGGTGACATAAAAAAGCGTTACTAAGATACGCGGTTTTCGCATGGCGTCGTCCTACCGACCATGCTACGTTAGTTTGAGTATTGCCCTTCGCTACGTCGTCCAATAGCCCACATAGTACACGGTGGAACTCCGCAGCATCCTCGTACGATTGACCTTCCGGTATTAAATTGACCTCGTTAAGCGGATTTTTACCGTCGGAAAAATATTCGTATGTGAAAAATAGTAAATCGTCCTCACACCGATGTATTCGTTCTAGCCGACGTAATTCCGCCAGCCTATCTCGGTAATCTACGCCTAATCCTGCGTTGAATATATCGTCGATTGAACCGTCAAATTTCGTTTCAATTGCGTTAATGTATTCCGCATATGTTTCGATCAGCTCAGCGCGCTTATTACGCTCTAGCCACTTGCCGCTTACCCACGCCATCCACAACGCCTCCTTTTCGATATGTATTGCGCCACATGGACGCTTTATTACGCTAAAGTCAAAGTGATTTTTTGTGCCGGCTTATGTTCGGCCACCTGGTAACGGGTTTTGCCGGTACGCCTTTGGGGGATTCGAATTGTTTCCGTTTCATACGCAATTCACACCGTATATTTATGCGCTTCTAGCTTTGGATAATCTTTATTATGTAAACTCGATTGTTCTTCAACCGTTGTCACTACGCCATTCATCCGCTATACGCAACTTAACGTTATACATTAATTATGCAGCGGTCGTTGGGCGTAGTAATTCCGCATACTTACGATAAGTAACCGGCATACCCTACGCCCCACCTCCTGCATACGATTTGCATACGCTATTTCCAAAGCGTTTGACCCCTACGTCCGCAAGGCGCCTCTGCCCGGTGCTACCCGCCCTACCTACGTACTCACCCCGCCTATATAGCGCCTACCCATGACGGCATATGTCGCCCACCCTATCGGAGTTCCTTCTATTATATGCGCCGTTATAAAGTACGTCCGACACGCTACCCTTTTCGTAGGCTCTCGATCTCCGCTTTAATAGCGTCAATATCCGTACCCTTGTCCGTAGTAGTAACGTCTATCTTCTCTGATAACATGCCGTGTGCTTGCAGTAGCGTGCGTAGCATTGCCGCGTTACCACTTTCGATAATATGTCCGCTTACAGACGCCATTACTTCCGGTAAGCTATCGAGTGTGTTTGCGACTATCTGACGTTTCAATGCGTCGTTAAAGTCGTCACGCTTACGCCATTCGTATAATGTATCGCGGTTAACTCCGATTTGTGCCGCTATTTGTGCGTAGGTAAGTCCGGCTCTTTTAGGTTGCGCTAATATCGTTACTGCAGCGATTTGTTGTTCGTTAAGTTTCGCCATGTGTCCGATTCACCTCCGTTTAATTATTCCGCTTACCATCCGACCATTTCGACGATGAAATATAGCGGGTTAGTCGTTTCTAAATCGTTATCCCTTGCGTATTGTTTCGCTTCATCTAGCGTCTTGAACGTATAGTATCCGCCTGTATCGTCCTTTACTACGTCCCATACTCCGTAACTTTCGTTAGTAACGAGTGCTGTCCGTGGTAATACGATGTACATATAAAAACCTCCGTTTATATATCGTAGGAATGTCCGCCGGTATTATATAAGACCACGTTACATTCCCCGTTTAATGTCCTCGCCTGTCGTTCCGACTAAAAACATAGTCTCGGCTAACGCCCTCGACAGATGTTACTATAATCGTATATCCCTTTATCGATAAAGAACTTCGATACAATAGTGGTGCGACGAGCCGTCTTTTCAGGCGAAGGCGCCATTACTTAATATCCTCCGTACTTATACGTTATCTATAAGAGAAGAGGTTATCGGCGCCTAAAAGTGTCTTGACGCCTACTCTCCGTAAGCTTAACCGCCATTTCTACGATTGCAGTTTTTGACCCAAATTCGACGTTAGATTGCAGTTTTTGACCCACGCTTAATAAGGCAAGTCCGCTAATTTCACGTTTGCCTGTTCGGAATAGCTTTCGCCCATTACAAATAACGTACGTAACGCTTCTGCATACGGTGTATATTCGTCACGTTTGCGATACATAATGTCGGGATTAATAACGTATAGCTCCGTTTCGAAGAACAGCATCGTCGTCATAAATCCGTATTTACGTAATTCCCTCGTATAGCGATCGACGAACTTACGGTCGACTCCGATTAGGTTAGCTAATTGTATGTGCGACATATAGCGTAGTTTCGTCTGGTCCGTTTCCTCCGGATTATCGCATAGGCAACAATATTCGAAGTTAAAATACGGAATCATCTTATATAGAAGTCCCGCGGCTTGTATCGTTAAATTAGCGATGTCTGTCCGCGTCTTAATCTGATACACTTTCGTATAATACGTCTTGCGTACGTGCTTTCCGATGGAATGGTAATACTCGTTAATTCCGTATACAACGTAACGACCTTCGCGCTCCGTAAATAACACGCCATGCGAAACTAAATCCGCTAGTATTTCGTCTGTAGCTCGCTTACCTTTACCGATTGCCTTCGCAATAGCTGTCGATGTCATACGACTGCCGTTACTGTACAACTGACCCCCGCTATTCATCTTCAAATACGGAATCAGCTTCATTAGCGCACCTAGTTCGATGACCTTTAGCGTTTCGCTTAGTAGCTTCGCCGTATCGTGATAGCAATTGACGTAGTAGCGAGTCGGACCACTTTCGCGCAATTCCTTACGTCGTTTAGCTTCGCGCCAGTCCTCTAACGTTTCATTCGTTTGTATCGATACTTCATCGGCATATCCGTATACAATGTCGCGACCATTCTCGTCTGTGTACCGTTCGATAGCGTTACTCATTCTCCGCATACCCCTTCCAGTCAAACGAGGCGATAGCTTCCGTCATTTGCGCTATTAATTCGTCATACTCGATTCTACCAGTTACGTAATCATCGATAATATCTAAGGACATATCGCTAGTCGGCGCGCCCAATAAATCCGACAATAAGTACGTTAAGCTGTCCATTTCCGTAAAATACTCGTAAAGTTCCGTCCCCATTAAGTTGTTCATAGCGTCAATCTTTCCGCATAATCCTCGCGTTATCTCCGCAACTGTTTTAGTTAATTCGGCTTTGCTAATCATTGCGAATCACCGTCATTCACACGATCAATCTGCGCTTCTAACTCTCGCAATACGCGCGATGTCTCCTTCGCTTCACGTTGTAGCGCCTTTAACCCCTTGATTGCCGATTCTACGTTTACCTCTACATCTACCGTAATTTCGCGATTATTTCTCGCCATATTATCGTCCCCTTGTCGTAGTTTCGTCGTTTAATGTCCGCCGACAATATAAAAAGACGCCCTTTAAGGACGCCCTAACCGATATCCCTTAACGCCAATGCTTCGTCAATTCTGCGTTTTGCAATCGCTACGTATTCCGGTTCGCGTTCAATGCCGATAAAGTTTCGGTTAGTATTAATCGCTGCGATTGCGGTAGTGCCGGAACCTAAACAGTTATCCAGTACGGTATCGCCTTCGTTTGTATAAGTGCGGATTAAATACTCAAATAATTCCGTAGGCTTTTGTGTCGGATGTAAGCCACGCTCTACTGTATTGAAGAAGATAGCACTTTTAGGGTATCGTTTTCCGTCGGTATTCACGTAGCGAGCACCCTTTTGATTCCCGTAGTTACTCGATGTTACCTTTTGAGTTCCCTTGTCGTACGGCTCACCCTCTGTAAATTGCGGATTGTATAACGGTGGCTTTTTATAGAATACAAGTATGTTTTCGTGATTCTTCATAGGCATCTTTTTAGCGTTAAGATGTCCAGTCCCCTTTTGCTTTACCCAAACCCACTCGTATTTTAAAAGTTTCAGATTACTGACTCCCAAAACCTTATCGAATGGTGTCTGTGCCGTTAATACGATCGCGCCGTTATCTTTTATAATGCGTTCATATTCCGCCCATAACTCGTCCAATGGTATAATACTGTCCCACTTATTTCGGGTCGTTCCATACGGTAAATCGCACAAAACCATATCAACACTTCCATCATCTATGCGTTTCATTAGCGTTAGACAATCGCCCTCATGTACTTCATTAATCGCTAGTGTATTCGTCATTTCTCCATCGCTCCCATTTTCGTTTTCCCTATAATAAACAATCGCGTAGAAGGCGTTAGGGATTCGCTTTTCATTTCCGGTAGCTAACCGTCAACTATCTACGCAATATAAAAGACGTCCAGTTACGGTCGCCTTATTTACTATCTTCTTCTAATGATTTAATTGCCAAATCCAGAGCCTCTCTAAGCAGCGTATAATTCTCAGGTGGGTAATTTGATTTAATTACTTCAATCGCTTCTTTATTCGTCATTTCGCTATCCCTCCGCATCCTAAAATACGAAAGGGTCGGACGGAGCACACCCGCCTCATGCGTCACCCTTGCGTTTGTTTATGTATTACTAGCGAGCCTTACCGCTATTCACACGGAGTTTGCTCGCTTGTCATTGCGTTTATTGCCCTTCATATACTAGGATAGAAACTCCGCTATAATATGGTTACCTGCGTCATAAATCGCTCATTTTATACGTAATTACCGGCTGCCTGCGCGTAAATTCGTCGTATTTCTGCTTGCGTTCTTTATTGCGTGAGTGAACGTTAGCGTCGCGCAAGGCATCTTCGTAGGCACTCCTTTTACGGCGCTTCGGCACGGAGTAATCACGCCCGTCCATTCCGATATTCATTGCGGCAGTGTATGGTGCCTCGCCTTTCTGCGTTAAACCCTTCGCCTCATGCGCGCCCTCGCGTCGTCTAGCGAGCTGTATATCGGACAGGAACGGATATTCAGTGGACGTCGCTTTATTCGATGCCGTGTCCGTTAATTCTTCGTATAGCGCTAGGTTCGTAAGCTGATCGAGTAGATGCGCATCTAACGGCGGTGTTTTCGGCTCGTAACCGCCCTCTAGCGCTCTAAGGCGTGCAGGCTCGTGATATTCCGAATGTGCTAGGGCATAGGCGTCACCTACGCACTTTATCCACGTTAGTCGCTCCGTACGGTCAAGCCCTCGCTTTGTAGCCGTTCTTATTGCGTTAATTTCGCGTCTTAATGTGTCCGTATATGCTTCCGTCATGTTGTAGCCTCCGTTTCATTTTCGTATGTTAATTCTCCGCTAAGCCACGCCCAGCTTTCGTAAACTGCGTCAATGTTAACGACTGCTGCGTCAATATGCGTGCTTACGACGTCCTGTCCGACGCCCATATGTGCGCCCGCGACCTTCTGCGTTAAATCCTCTACGTACACTAGCCGCAAAGCCTCCGCTTGCCTGTCCGTTAGATTAGCGCGCTTAACGGCGTCTGCAAAGTCGACTAGCGTGTCGCTGGCGTTCGTGTCTCCGACGTAGCGGCGCTCGGATAATGCGTGTAGATTGCGTAGTATTGCCTTCGCTTGGCTTGCGCTCATTATTTATCGCTCCCTTACGTTTAATTTCGTTGCATCTTGCGCATACTTGCGTTATAATTACGTTAATTAACTAACATCGGAGGCTCACCGCTATGCCTAAATCAACCGCACTCTTAGACGGATTCTCATTCGTACCATCGGACGGCCTGCCCGTCGTCACACTCGATAAACAGAAACGCTTTTACCTTAACGCTGGGCTACGTAGCTTTATCGGAGTGGAGGCGTATAACCGCATTGCCATCGCATATGATCCCGTTAATAATGCGCTAGCCATCGTAAAGCCAGAGGCGGGCATCGCTGCAGCGGACGGCTCTTATTACACCGTAGACAAGCGTCATTACATAAGTGCGCGCCGTTTTTTACAGCGATATCCGATTGACCTCGCCGATGCTCCGATATTCTTCGAGTATGCGACGGCTAGCGAAGATGGGACTACGTTTATTTTCCGTTTAAAAGCGTGAGTAGACGTTCACCTATCGCTTGGATTACGTTTACTGTAACGGCGTTGCCCGCTTGTTTATAGCGTTGTGAATCGGACAAGCCTGCGTCGACTACCGTTTGATGCTGTTCATCCGTAAAGCCTTGTAGACGCCAACACTCGAGAGGCGTTAGCTTGCGTATGCGGTAACGAGGTGCATCGGCTACTTTTATGCCTTCGCCTTTATTCGTCGTTAATGTAGGCGCTAATCCTGCGTCAATATCGAATACTTGACCGTTCATTCCTCTACCGCTAGGATTCGTATTGCCTAGGACACTAATCGCTACGCCGTGTTTATCTTGCGCCGTTAATGTGGATGATTCTTCGTCGTTATCCTTGAATCTGCGACCGTTTTGGCGCTTTTCTAAACGATCAGGAGTTAACACCGGACGGACTTCTTCCGCCTCTAGTACCGCATTTTGCGTTTGGTTACGGTTAAGTCCGCGCCAGTCACTCGCAGATAGACACACTGCTACGTCCTGTTCATCACCTATTCCATCTTTCCTGTTGTACTTGACTGGCGTTTGCTCGACGACGCCCTGATTTATATTCGACGCTTCGAGTGTATTAGCGATTTGCTTACCTACACGACCTCTGCGCGTATTGCTATCGGGAAATTGGAAGTTTACGGCATCGCCTACGGCTGCCATTGCGTAGCCTTGCTTCGTTGCTTCACGGATTGGTAAGCCTTGTTCTTCCGCTATCTTCGGTTCTCGATGTCCTCCGCCCATTGTCGTAAGAGTAGGCGAAATGTGGTCAGCGTCATATACACGCTTGATTGCGTCGTGCCCTTTTAAGTCGATGTGTCCGACCATGCGAGGTTCTTTATATTCGCGAGCGGTAATGGTTGGAGCTACACCTTGATACATACGCGCTTTTCCTTCGTGTCCGATTTGGGAAACGTCGAATACCGTAGGCTCGTCTTGTCCGCGATCTTCTAACTGTGCTACAAGTGCAGCCGTTTTTTCTTCCGATAAATAATACTTCTCGTCCACCGACGCTTCTAATACGTCACGTAATCTCGTAGTCACTTCCGTTTGCTCCGGCCAGTCGAAGTTGAACGTTTTTGTATCGGCGTATCCGCTGATTCGACGTTTCCCCTTCGCAACTACGTTTGTCCCTTCGATAATCCATTCGCTAGGCTCTACGATATCGTCACGCAATGCTACGATAAATATTCGCTCTCTATTCTGCGGTACGCCGAAGTATTTCGAATTCAATACGTTGAAATCTACGTGGTATCCGATGTCATTTAACGTGCTTACGATTACGTCTAGCGTTTTACCTCCGTCGTGACCTACGAGTCCTTTTACGTTTTCTAGCAGAATAGCACGAGGTTGCTTCGTCTTAGCAAGGCGTGCTACTTCGAAAAACAAAGTTCCGCGAGTATCATCGAAGCCTAATCGTTTGCCAGCGACACTGAACGCTTGACACGGAAAACCGCCGACTAATACGTCATGATCCGGTACATCTTCCGCAGCGATTGCCGTAATATCGCCCGCAGTAGGCTCGCCGTATAACGCTGCGTACGACTGATTGGCGAATTTATCAATCTCGGAAGCTAGTACGCAATTACCGCCTAAACGGTTGAGAGCCGTTTCGAATCCTCCGATACCGCTGAATAATGATACGTAGTTGAACGGTTTACCCTCGTAAGATACTTCGTTTGTTTGCGACATTTTGCGTTCCCCTTTCGTTTTTGATTCGTTTACATTTACCGCGATAAGTCCTCCAGGTCGTTTACCGCCTTGATTTCCGCAAGCTATTGCCGGCATTATTCCGAAGGTATCGTGAACTCGGTTTTGATATTTATCGTTCGTTATGAATCCTAGTTTTATTATTTCGGACACTCAATCGCCCCTTTCGCCGTAATCTCCGCCATAAAACGCTCAGCTTCCGCAATTAAATCGTCGTAACTTCCGTCATTAGTCAACGTATAATCTACCTCGAACCCATCGATATATTGCTCGGTCGGATGCGTTAAGTCCTCGTAGGTAAACACGTCACCACGCGCCTGTGCACGCGCTATACGGACGTCATCGCTCGCAGTTACACGGACAATCGTAAAACCATTCGCACGTCCCCACGCTATTTCGTCGGGCTGCCTTCCGTCGGATATGACGATGCCTTCCGTAGAACGCCTTTCTGCGTATAGCTGAACGAATTGCTCGGCGTGTCGTATCCAAACGTTGCTATCGATTTCGCGGCATAGCTGACCGAATTGCTGATAGACTGCGCGAGGCTTTCCGCTAGTAAAGAAGTCCTCCGCGAATATCTTCTGCGCGTAATATTTCAGCGATGTACCGAAGCTGACTTCTTCAAAGCCGTAGTTTAGGCGGAGGTGCTGCGCCATAGTCGACTTACCGCTGCGCATTTTACCGACGATCATTATCTTCGGAATCGTCATCGACTCACCGCCTGCTCTGCGAGCGAACGGTAAAGCTCGTTAATCTCATACGCTTGCTCTTTTAGCGTCTGTTCAACTTCGTAAAGTCTGCGTGAGATATTCGCTAGTAATTCGATGACTGTCGGCGATGCTTCTACGGGCGTGCCTTCGTCCGCTACTTCGTAAGTTGCCGGTGCTTGTTCGCCGTATGTCGTCTGTAGTGCGTCGTGTGTTTCCGTTACAAGTTCGAATCTATCGAAATACAATCCGGATATAAACGACTTGTTATGCACGTCATTATCGTCATCTACGAAAGACACCTCGTCCCTTTCTACGCTGTATACTTCGTATACTTTTCCGACAGTTACGCTATAATTGAAATCTCCGCCAATATATCTAACCTTATCGCCAACTTTCGGCATCTCTTTTAACGTCATCCTCAATCGCTCCCTCTCCGTAATATCAGTCCACCCCACGGCGAACTATTTCGATTCCTACCGTTTGCCTTCCGAATTCCCACGCCTCTGATTCGGTTGCTACTAATACGTCGATGCGGAAGCCCTTAATATCTCCGCCAGTATCGCTCGCAATCGCCTTAAACGTCGTGCCGTCGCCTAACGTCACCCTAACGATGCTGCCGAGCGGAAATTGCCGAGGGTCGACCGCAATTACGCGATAGCTCTCGTAGTAAATCGTATGGCGAACATCTACGCCTGTTTTCGTTATGCCGGTGCAGCCCGAATCGCAAAGCGCGACGTACGCCGTTGCTTCGTATGCTATCGTTTCTCTGCGTGGGCTAGCCGATCGTGACGGCTGTTGCGGAGCTTGCTTCGGCGTTTCTTTCACCGCAACTTGTTCCGCCTTAATTTCGTTAGCCTTCCGTTTGTCTAATGCCGCCGCTAGTGACGCTTGCCTGGCGTGCACGTTATGCGTTAGCTCTGCGTCATCTAGCGCTGGATAGTACGTGAATTCTGGCGTAGGTGCCATCGTTGTGTGGCCGTTAATGAATAACGCGATTGCTACGAATAGCGCGTATAGTGCCGTTAAATACCTTTTTCGGATGGAATCGCACCTTTCTTCTTGGAGGGGCTTTTCCTCCACAAGTGCGCGTGTTCGGTTAATTCACTCTCAACAACACACCTGCCATTGTATTTAAATGGGATGTCGCTAAGTAGCCCCTTATTTTGCCTTCTACGTATCGTTGAATGCGGGACGCCTAGTATCTCCGCGGCTTGTTGTGCCGTCACTAATCCTAATTCGGAAATAACTCGCAACTCCACTTCTTTATTTTCTCGGTATATTTTATTGGCCTGTACTATTAATTCCGGATGATGAACTCGCATATGTTCAGCTCTTGTTGTTATTTCCAAATTATCAATAGAGTTATTTGTGTTATCCCCATCGATGTGGTGCACGATTTCTTTCTTAGATAAACATCTACCTATGTGCTTGGCCATAATATATCTGTGCAAAAGTATATAATTACTTTTCTCTACCATTTCAAAATACTTTGGATCTATTAATTCTTTATGGATATACGAGTACCCGTCGGACTGCATCGTACGTCCGCCTTTCCATTGAGAGTGCTCATGGCCATACTTGACGTACTTTTCTACTGATTCATTTTCTTTAGTCAGTCCTTTATTCCACGCCAATAGAATCACTCCTTATCGAATAGAGAGTCCGTCCAAGGTTCGACGGCTACAACCGCTTTCCTAATATCCTCGCTTAATCCAGCTATTTCCGCCTGCGCCCCGTTACCCGCTTTACGCTTACCGTAGAAGTCGAGGATGGCACGAAGGTTAGCGGAAATGACACCGTTACACGATGTAGCTTGCGGTAGGACTGCGCGAGCATCTTCGGCGGGTATTCCGTATGAACGGAGATTATCGTACATTTCTTGAATCTGACGCATACAGTCTGCGAAATAATCATCGACAGAACTACGTGACTCCACTACTTCGCCGTAAACATCTTCCTTAATAAAGGCGTCCGCGCTACTTTTCTTTACGCTATCAGGCACAACGTAGTCAAATCCGCCCGACTTATCGCCGCTACCGAACCTCACATAGCGCTGTGACTGTATGCTGAACGACCAACCTACGCGATGCCTCGTTATTTGTGCTAATAGTGCGCGGGAAATGCCTTCTACTGCGAAGTTGTACGATAAATGCTCTAGCGTCGAGGTATGTCCGCTTGATACGATCATTCGGATTAGACGGTCGGCGTCCGTTCCGCCTTTGCCATCGCTAGCCTTCGTTTTGAAATAACGTTTGCCCTCGTTTGCTACGATTTCCGACGGCTTGCCTGGCGAATAGCACGTTCGGATTGCGGTTAGTGCTAACGCCTGCCCGTCCGTAATAGTCGGTTCTTCATGCGTATGGGAATCGATAATGCCCTCGATTGTTTCGCGGAAGTCCTCCGCCAGTTGCGTATGTGAAATGAGCGTTACCTTGCGTTGTATTTGCGTCATTTAGATTCCTCCGTTTCTATTTTAAGCAGTCCGAGTTGAAGCAGTTTTAAAAGTGTCCACGTTACGCCTTCTTGAAACCCGACCGCTTCCTCGATAAAGCACCGGTGTGAATCGCTGTTAATCGAATACTGCCGCGCTCTCGACGACATATCCTCGCTAATTTGCTCGAAGTTCATCGATGCCCGCCCTCCTAATTCGTAATTAAATCGATGATAAATGCGATAAGCAGTCCGTACCAAAATATCGCCGTGCCGCTTAGTTGCCCGTTAATGCAAACGTTGATTCCTTCGATCATGCGCGGTGCTGAATCCGTGACGTTTATCGCTAGTACTGCGATTAGGTAGAGTATCGTCAATTTGCGTCCTCCTTTAGTATCCTTGCGAATTCGGCCCGTCATCCGCTAAAGCTATGCAGATTATTGCGATTAAAGCATAAAGCGAAATTGTAGCGAACGGTCTTTCTAAAACGAAATTAACAACTCCGCCAAAACCTCCGGACATTCCTAGTACCGCAAGAGTCCCGAATATCACTGACAGTGTGCCTCCGTAAATTAACCTCGATTTCATACGCTTACCCCGCTACTGCCAAAGCCGTTATTTCCTCGCTCTGACTCGCCCAATTCCGTAATTTCAACGGCTTCTATCGTAGGCAGCTTCGTGATTACTAACTGCGCGATGCGGTCATTCTTGCGGATTTGGTACGAGCCTTCACTTACGAAGCCGGCAACTACCGCTGTTTCTCCGCTTAACTCTGTAGCGATGTAGTCCGTTTCTTCGGTTACAGGCGCTATATTATCGACTATGACGCCAATCTCCGAAGTGTATCCGTTATCTATCGTCCCAATAGCGACACGAAGTTTTGTTCGCGATGTAATTCCGCTACGTGGGCGCACAACCGCTTCGTAGCCCGGCGGCAACTGTACGGCGATGCCCGTTTTAACTACGACAGTAGCGCCAGGCTCTACGATAATATCCTCCGATGCCACCAGATCGTAGCCGCTATCGTTAGCGTGTGCTTTCGTCGGTAATACTGCATCGTCGGACAAGCGCTTGAATCCTACGACTGGCTTTGCGGTGGGTAGCGTCGTAGTTGGCTCCGGATTAAAGAAGCGCTCGATTTCGTTTAAGTTACGTGTAGTCATTCCGATTCCTCCGTTTCAATTTCATCGCCTTCGTAGTACTCTTCTTCCGTCGCATGAACGAATCCAATCGCATGTGTCGTTTGTTGCCCGTCCAGTAGCGGATTAACTGATAGCTGAATATCGATGTCACCGTCGCCTATTTCGTCGAAGAAGGCGCGTAGCTTAGCGCCCATGCCTTCGAGTTCGTCCGCGTTGTTGACGTTAATGCCTACGGTGTAACTGCGTGCGTTTATGAGTGCCGCCATTTATAACGCCTCCTATTAGTAATATCGTTTGGGACGGGCTAGTGCGGAGTTTTCAAGGTAATTTCGCGGCATGGCGAGCAATATCGCTTAGTAGATTAAGTCGCGCATATTCTCCAAAGTGCTTAACGGCGGCATCATTATACGCCATTGCAGCTTCTTCCACGTCGTCGAAAACTCCTAGATGTAGCTTGCGGTAGTCAACCGTTATTTGTGCGGTCCAGCGACCGTTTTTGTAGACTGCAACGCCTTTGTATCCGGATTTGTTGGTATTGTATAGCTTGGTATTTCTAGCGTTTTCAGAATCGGTTACTATACGAAGGTTTTCTTTTCTGTTATCCCATGGACAGCCGTTAATGTGATCGACAATTTCGCCCGGATTAGCCTGCAGTATAATCCGGTGCATCTTTTCAGTAGTCTTTACTCCGTCAGGTGTTCTCGCGTATCTAATTGCGTACCCGTTAGAATCGTCGGACCACTTCGTTACTGATAAAGCGTTATAATCTTCGTCATCCACTAGGCATTGTTTGCCGCTAGACAAAGTTATATGTTTTACCAATTCAGATCATCTGCCTTCGTGCTGAGCCTACCGCGGAAGTTGACGTTTAATTCGCATACGTGAACCCACGATTCGTCCTTTAAATGATCGATATACGGTTGGAAGCCTGACTTCGTAGGATTCGGTAAATCGTTCTGACCAGTATGTCCTTCGATAATCACCGTACAACTATCGTGAATTCTCGTCAGAATCTTCTTTAACTCGCCTTTCGTGAAGTTTTGCGATTCCGCTATGATTACCGTAGAATCCTTGATGTTAGTACCGCGAGCGAAGATATGGCTCTTCGGATATACCCACGCCGTACCGCGTTTCATCGCTTCCATATTACCGGCGTCGAATATCGCCTTTTGCGGATTCTCGCCGATTTCAAGTAGCGCATCGATTAGCGGTTGTTGGTACTCCGCCTCTTTCTCTTGCTGCGTTCCTGGACGGAATCCCATCTTACCTTCCGATACTGGCGAGAATATATAAACGAGGGGCTTTCCGATAACTGCGGCGCAAGCTACGGCTAACGTAGTTTTTCCGCTGCCTGCTCGCGCATTGACGATCGTTACTTGGTTCTCGAATATAGAATCGACGTACTCACGTTGTTCCTTCGTTAACTTCGGCTCAAATCCAAATAGCATATTATCGGATGGTATCGGCATTTAATCGTCCTCCCTTTCGTCTGGTTCGTACGGAAAAGCGTTGTCATCTACGACTAAATTACGGCTCCACGCAAGCGCCGTTTGTGGCGCCGTGTCGCGTGGATAGCCCGTTAACCTTGCGTGTGTTATATCGGGATGTTCGATATCCATAGCGCTACACCTCCGTTTTACTTACCCGTACTTGTATCCGTGGATTATGCGGTAGCGTTACCTCTAGCGACGAAATCTGGGCGAAACGCTCTAGGCGCTCCCCTTCGATTTCTACTTCGCTAAAGAACATTTCAAATGGACGTATCCACTCGTTTTCAATCGCCCCGTATTCGCGATAATATACTAATGCTTCGCCAGTTTCCGTATGTTTCGGATAGCCTAGCACCTCGTATATTCCGCCTTTATAGTGCCGGTAAAGTTGCGTCATCGTACGCCCTCCTTAGATTTCGTTAATATGCGCGAATTCTCCGTGGTACAATACCGCCGCATCGTTGTAGGCTAACGCAGCTTCCTCGATAGTATGGAAACGTCCGAGGAACTTACGTTTTTTATTGAATCCTATTTCAGCCTTCCATTTACTCCGCGATTTATCGAAAACTACTCCTTTGTAACCGCTGCTGTTATTGCTTTGCTTCCCTCGATTCATTAAGTTAGCGCTATTAGAGCATACTCGGAGATTGTTTTTACGATTGTCTAGCTTATCGCCGTTAATATGATCGATGTGTGTCTTTCTGTCCGTTTCTTGAAGTATAAATCGATGCATCCTCGGTGCCGATGTTTTCTTACCGTCTGACCAAATGTTAGTACGGGCGTAACCCGCGTCATCGATATGCCAATGAATCGCGGATACTCTCTCGTAATCTTCTGCGTCAATCTTCGCTACATTTCCGTTAGCTAATTCGATAGTCATCCCTACCAAGATTCCGCCTCCCTATTTAAGCGGACAAGAGTTTCCGATACATTCCGTTGAGTAATCCGTCGTATCTTCATCCTCCGCTTTAATATCACCGCTAATTAATTCCCACGGCTTCGCTGTAAGTTTCGCTACCATTGCGTTATACTTCGCTTCGTCAATCGATTCGTAAGGCATTTGCGGGTAAGTGTCCGTAGCGTACGGTAATAACGATGTCGATTTAATTACGCCTTTGTATCGATTAAGCAAGTCGGCGATTTCATCGATAACCGCATCTTCTTCTCGCTTATCTACGGACATTTGCGGATTGCCGAATTTATCGAGTAGCACCGTTCCGTCCTCGAAAAACGTTTGCTTTGGCTGTGCTTTGCGGAATGATAACGTAGCACTCACCGCATTATCGCTCCAGTACATAGCTAATAACGCTTGGAACGCAGCCTGTTCACGTAAAGGTACGTCGCCTGCCGATTGGAAATCCGAATGTTCTGCCGTAGGAGCTTTCGTTGGGAACTCGACAACGACCGTATTGTAGTCGTATTTACGCGAGCCGTCTTCGTTGAAACCTACGACTGCCGGTTCGATATAGTAACCGCAATCCATTAATATCGGAATTAACGGCGCGTTCGCTGCCATACGTACTCGGCGAATCATATATGCGGACCAATGATAGTGCATACCTGGCGATGATCCCATTAATAGCGATACCGTTCCGCTTGGTTTCACAGTCGTTACTTTAATGGACGGATTAGCTTCGAGTTGCTCGGCTTGTTCGATATTCGTCGATTTAACTTCGCCGTACAATTCATCCAACGCTTGGCAAACTTCGTCGTTAAAGATCGCGTTGCCTTCCGCGTCAAATCCTACGATTGCTTTCTTACCGAACTTAAGCAGAACCCAATCGGTAATCCCTGTGATTCCGACGCCTAATCTGCGGTGTCTACTTACTACGTCGCGTGTCGCTTCCCACTCGTAATGTCTGAAAGTAATGCGGTATGCGTATCGGGTAGCTAAGTAAGCAGCTTCGCTATATAACGTTGCGCTTTCGATTCCTTTATCGATTAACTGCTGAATTCGCGGTAAATTAATTTCGAATAGGTTACATGGCGATGCGTTTGGTAACGTTATTTCTCCGCAGGGGTTAAAAACTTCAACTTCGCCGTCAATATCCTTTTGGAATCCGTCGATAATACGTCCATAGTTGCGGCTTAACTCGGTCGAAACGTATCCAGGTTCACCGTTGTAATAGATGTTCACGGCTAGATTACGTAATGTATCTCGGTCGGTATCAACGCCGATGTCTACGCTGTTATTCGAAGCCCAACGCCATTGTGACGCTTCTAAATTCTGCGGTAACGAGTAATTCTTCGATTCTACGAATTCGTTATCGTCTTGATCGCCTATTAGTATTAACGCAGTTCTTCGTACATTTCCGGCAACTACACACGTTCCGATTAGCTGAACAACGTCGCCCCATTCCGTAGGCGTTACGTAATCGTCAACGCGTCTATTTAGTATCGTATTAACTCGATTTAACATTTCGACTAAAGGTGCTGGGCCGCTTGCCGTTCCTCCGAATCCTACGATAGCCGTACCGCGTGGTCGTATATTGCTAATATCTACGACTAATTCGGTAACGCCTTCGTAATGTGCATCGATAACTCGTCCTAGTGCTTCCGCCCATCCTTCGCGTGAATCCGGTACAATGAACGGAAATACTTTCGTAGGAATGTCGTCTTTTACTCCGACGGATTTTAGTTCGCTTTCATAATCCGCATGGTTGTTATCGCATATGATCGTTATATTTAATTCGTTCGCAACCTTCGGAATTTGTTCGACATACTTGCGTTGTACGTTAATTCCTACGCCGCCGCCTTTCATTGCCTGGTCGAACGTAAATACTGGCGCAAAACTTACGCGAGGTTCTTCGTCGCTTGTGTACGATTGTGGTCGCATAGATACGCCCCAACAGTTATTCTCCGCATCTCCAACGCGCTCGGCGTATTCCGTTCCGGACATCCATAAGCCACGTCCCGGAGGAGTCATTACGAGATTGAATACGAGGTGGTAGAAACGTTCCATCTCCTCGTTGAGTGCCACCATAGCTTCCGCTGAATACTTGCCGATTTCACGAAGGCGCTTCGCTTCAATTTCGAAGTTTCCTTCGGTAATTCGTTGCACCGTTTCGTCCCATCGCTCGAGCGTGCCGTCGGCTTTCTTCCGGGCATAAGTACGTAGGTAGACGATATAGCCAAGACCTCCGAATCCCCATTTCGGTTGCTTATTGCGATACTGCGTTAAGAATTCCTCGTTTAATTTGATCTTCGTAGTTTGCGTCACTCAATCGTCCCCTTTAAGTTTATTAGCGTCTTGTATCTCCGCTTCAATATTCGCAATCGCCGTTTCATTTGCAGCTATCTCGCGCTCAATCTCCGCCACATGCCGTTGCGCACGTTTCAAGTCGTAGGCTAGTTCGCCGCGCCGTTCTTTCACCGCCGTTAAGAACTGATGCAAGTCGTAACTCATGCGAATAGGTTCCCGACTAGCCTAACGACTGTGTGCGTATGAACGGCGGCGAATCCGATAAACGTGATAGCGGAAACGCCAATGGCGAGCGCGGCGACGGTGGCCTTTGCGTAATACTTAATTTCGTGCATATTGCGTCACTCCTTCGTTAATGTTACGATTTTACCGTCCGTTGAAACTATTTCGTAGCCTGCGTCTATGACGGCATTATAGTCGGTGACAACCGCTTTGTATGTCGTAGTTGGGCCAACCATTATTCCGCCAGTAGCCGCTAATGCCATCAGTAACGATATCGCTCCGGCAAGTAACGTCATAATCACGTCGGACAACCTGAAACCTTTTTCGAATATCGTCATAACTCCACCGATGAACGCTACTAAAAACGCTATTGACATCGCTATTACGATGGTTAAGAGGAATATGTGCCCAAACCAATCGGTACTCTGCGATAATATCTCCATTACTTCGCCGCCTCCTTCGTTTTGCTGGACGACTTAGCCGTCGTAAAGAACGTTCCGATTACCGCTGCAATTGCCGTCAGCCTTGCGAAGTCTCCGTGTACGAAGCGTTCCGTACCGAATATTACGTTAAGGCTGTCCGTTGCGTAATTGCCCGTCGTTAGTTCGATAATGAAGCCGACTAGGAATCCGACGAATAAGGCGATTAACGGCGATATGAAAAGTATCATTGCGAATAATACGATACCGCCTACGACTGCTGCCGCTGTTTTCATTGCGCCACCTCCGCTATAGTTACGTATTTATTATTGAAGCGCTCATTACCGACGCCGTGGAATTCAGCGTAAGTTACCGGAGCATTTCCGTTATACTGTGGCGAGAATACTTCGTTATTATCGCGTGCTATCTGTCTACGTTGCTTACGTGTTAATTTCGTCATTATCCGATCATCCCTTTCGATTGTAGGTACGCTATTGCGATGGCCACCGCGTCACTTTCGTCGTCCGTTTTAAACGTAAAGTCGTCCGGCAGTTTGAGCCGCTCTCTAACGCCCGCTTCTACCTCGTCCTTATCTGCGGTTCCCTTGCCTGTCGCCGCCTTCTTAACGGCACTTGGCGTAAATTCGTTGCTTGCGTCGATTGCGTAGCCGTAGCGACCTAACGCGGAGTCAACCGCAGCCCAGGCGCCGAATACGAGTTGCGTCGCACGTTTACTCCGCCCTTTCGTAAAATGTTCGCGACATACTACATCGAATGGTCCGTATTCGTGAATCGTCTGAACGGTCTTTGCTTCGATATAGGCGTAGCGCTGACTGTCCGGTGTGGCACTATCCGTTTTAACGCTATCGACGTGTACCAGGACGATCTTCTTCTGACCGCCCTTTAGCGCCTTTACGTCGAGCACTGCGAAGCCTGGTGAAGCCGATATGTCGAGCGCTAGTATGCGCATTAGTATTTCGCCTCGGTATCGTCGGTAATGTACGGATTTACACACGGATAGCCGTAACGTTCGCCTGCATCTTTGTGTATGAAGCAAACGTACCCTTTGCGCTCATCGAACCCGTGAACCTTATCGGCGGTCACTTTAGTAACATTGCGATATACAATTCGATTCCCTGCGTTTGTAACCGATTCAACCGTTTGTCCGACTATGAACTCCGTAGGCTTCAAGGCATTTTCGAACTCGCTAACGTCTAAGCCTAGCGCACGTCCTAGCGCAATAGCCTTGCCGATATCTGCGTTGAATACGTCGTCGGGCGCACATTTGGCGATGGCTTTAAGACGTAGTTTGCCTCCGTATAAAGCGTGACCTAGCGCTACTACAGTACGCTTCTTTGCGTTAACGTGGAATGTCATTACGTTGGAATGCTGACGGTACTGAGCGTTACCTTCGCCGTGTATAACTATCACACTTTTCGCGTTAACTACGCACTCCGCTACAAACTTCTTCGCTCGCTCAATTACGGCTTTACGTTGTTGGTTCGGCGTAGGCTTAAACTTCGCAAGCGTTTCGAATCCCCTCGACATTGCGCTCATTTTATGCGGAACTTTTGCACCGGTTAACACTTGGACTTCCGCCTCTAACGCAGCCACTTTCGATTCTAGCTCCGTGATGCGTGCTGACTTGGACGGCTTTTCAGCGACTAATTCTAACGTGTTACCGAATTTCCAGTACAAGCTACCGTTATCAACTTTTACTCGGTATGGTGCGTTTGAAGTACCGTCATCCTCCACAATTACGCCTACTCTTCCTACTAAATGCGAGTATAAATCACGAACGATTCGCACCTTATCGCCTACCTTATATTGCTTCGCCATCATTGACCGCCTCCGTTTCTAGTTTTCGTAATAAACTCGTAAGCACCGCTATAATCACGCTTTACTCTGTCCGGTAAGCTCGACTTCCAGACTGCGCTAACTTGCGTCTTGATTGCGTTAAACTCATCGTCCGTTAGCGATAATGCACACGCTGTCTTGAAGTTGTTAAACGTGAAGTTATCGAGATCCATCGGCGGTGGCGTTGACTCACGAACTGCTTTCGTTATATATGCAGGCTTATCGAATAGCTCCGCTTTCATTTCCGGCGTAATCTGCTGACAGAACGCTCGAATGTCCGGCGTCTTAGCGTATTGCTCGTCCGTCATGTGCCACGCCTGTTTCGCAGCATTAACGTAAAGTACTACGTAATAATCGCAATCGAACATGTGCGCATAAGCCACCGTTTGCATAGCGTGTTTAGGCTCCGCTTCACGCATCGAATAATGTGACGTCTTGGCCGGCGTACCTTGCTTCGACTTGACTTCGAGTCCTACGCGTATTTCAGCGCCATCGTCCGTTGTATACGTCATAATACCGTCCGGCGCTCCGAACAGATAGAACGTTTCACCGTTGTGCTCGACGAGTTTATTCGTCTTGGCGAAGTCCTCGAACATCGGACGACCTTGCGTATCGCGTTCGAATTTGAAGCGTGGCTTGTTACCGGTAAGACGCTCGTAATTGCGTTCGATGAACAGTAAATCGCGTTGGATAATATCGCCAATCTTTGTGCCTATCGCCTGCCAGCGCCCTTGATGCGGTTGCTTGCGGAAGCCGTCTTTTTTAGCGCCTTTCGCCTTTACGTATAACGAACGCGGACAGTCGCCGAGTGATGACGGTGAAAAGTACGGCTTCTTCGGATATACATTCGGCGGATTAGCGTACCATCCGTGAATCTGTGCGTCTAGTGCGTTGTCGTACGTTTCTGGTAGCGAGTAATGATCGTCCAGTAGCGCGATTAAATCGCCTTCTATTTGCGTTGATAAATTCGTCAAATTATCGCCCCTCTTTCGCTACATATTGAATTACCGTTACTTCCTTCGGTTCAACTTCGCCGAATGACCACTGGCTGTCCTGTCCTTCTTGCGTTTCAGACGCAGGCACTTCGCGGAATAATTCGAAGTAAGCCGTTTCATCGCCTTCTACTACTTCGAATATCTTCGTTTCGTAGTTCGACCAACGGCCGCCTTCTTCGAAAATCGTATCGACGACTTTTGACGTGTAGCCCTCCGGCTTATATGCGTCTAGGATATCGTCAATTTCGAAGTATTCATCGTTAGTGTCCTCGCCTTCTGCACCGTGTAGTTTGCGTAGTTCCTCAATAATTTTCGTCATATCAGCGTACCTCCTTCGCATATTCAACCGCTTCTAGTATTTCTTCTGCGCTTACCATGCCGCTAAGCCTTGCGACTTCTACGCCGTTGCGTTCGTATATCATTACGGGCACTCCGGTAATTCCGTACTGGGCGATAAGCTCCGGCTCCTGCGTAATGTCATGCTCCGATACTACTGCGTTGGCTTGCGTTAGTTGGTCGCCGATGTCCGCCATTGCGTAGCTTAGTACGGCACATGGTCGGCACCCAGGCTTCGATAGCTTGCGAATGGTGATTTCGATTGGCTTCGTCATTACTTAACCGCCTTCCATACCGTTGTAATTACCTCGACCTGTTCGACTTCCGTTAACTCGCAATCGTTCATATACGCTTCATAACCATAATCTTCGTAGCCCCATCGAGCATCCGAGCGTGTAATTCGGAAATGTTTTCCGTCAGATTTTCGTTTGTAGATAACGGTGAAATCTCGTCCGTCATCGTCCATATCTTCCTCTTGCTCAACGTTTACGTACGTCTCACCTTCGAATTCAAACTCGTTTTCCCACGGGATGTTCTCTTTTACGATTTCGTGCGTTAAAATAATTTTCGTCATATGAACGCCTCCTATAATAGTATTATCGTTTGTGAACGGTGTGGTGCGGAGTACTGCGTGAGCTTATTGTGCGAAATATTCTTCCGGCGAGTATTCCTCCATCCAACACGGCTCAATTACGGTGTCGCATTCAAGCGGTAAAACTAAGTGGAACGTATCCGTCATGATGTTCGTATATAAATCGGTTGCTTCTTTCGTAAGCTGATTGTCAGGTATAGCGCACTTCAATTCGTCATGCAGTGTTAGGGCGAACTCCCAACCGCGAGTTACAGTACATTCGTAGTAGCTCCGTATCATACACAGTTGCAATATGTTAGCGCCGGAACCTTGTATCGTATGGTTGAACGCAGCACGCTCGCAACCGCCAGTGAATCGCATTAAGTCCCAGAATTCCGAGCGCTCTTTCCACGGAATCTTATTCGACTTCTTACCGAGTTCGGGATCGTTCTTGTCGGTGATTCCGCATTTACGCATTAGAACGCATAGTCGTTTATACTTCTCGACATAACCGGGGAATCTGCGCTTTTGCTTAAATATCGTCGCAGTCCATCCGTACCTACGGAGGTGAGCGAATGTTTCTTCGACCATTCCACCGAAGCCAGGCAACACCTCGTCAAACTTATCGTAAGCATAATACGCCTGTTCCTCGGTTACTCCGTGCGGAATTACGCCTTTGTAGAACATATCTTTCGCCTGCCCATAACCACGCGCCAAGAACGCTTGCTTCATCGCTTTACGGAAATCCGGTACTTGTTGTGGCGTTCCTTTAACGGATTTATAATAGGACTCCGTGCAATGCTCCGCAGGAACTTCGAATAATATCGCAGCAAACTCAACGTAAGGATCGAGTCCTTTGCGGTACATATCAGCGAATATTTCATCGCCAAACTCTGTCGCCATTCGATGTGCCTGTATACGTGGCTCTATCGATGATAAATCCGAACCTAAGAACGTGTGGTCTTTTGGAGGCTTGAACGCCATTCGGACGCGCTTACCTTCTTCCGTTCTTGCGGGTATATTCTGAACGTTCGTGCCTTTTCTGACATTCTTTTCAGCGTCGACTAATAGGCGCATTTGCGATAGGAAATTATCGTCGTTAATGTCGTTGTGATATAGCGAGTTACTTTTTCCGGTATATCCTTTCGAACTGTAGCGTCCTGTAGATACCGTTTGTAATTGCGTGTGCAGGCGTCCATCTACATCGATAGCTTGCGGAATCTTTTTAATGAACGTACCTAATAGCGTTGATAATTTCGAGAATTCTGCGAGCGGTTTAAGCGACGGTTCCGTTTTAAAATAAAGACCTAACACGTCTTTATTCGTTAAACGCTCTCGTTTCTTATCGAATTGCTTCGTCTTGTCCTCGATCTTTAGTACGTCGTAAATGAGATACGAAATATGCGCGTCAGAATCTAAGTTGAACTCCGTTATGAAATCCGGTGCATTTTGCGGAATTGCTGGTGCCAATGGTTCCGTCTTATACTTACGGATGCGCTCCTTTAGCTGCTGATACTTCTTCGTCGCAGGATTAGCGGTCTTTAGTTCTTCCTCACAATGTCTCAACATTTCGTTTTGTTTATCGATTTGTTTCTGACGGTTAGCGCACCACTCGTCGATTTTGTCGCCCTTAATGTGCATCGACATTTCGTAAAGGAAGTCGTCGTCAATTCCGTATGATGCGTGCAAGTCGTCAATTGCCTGTTGTAGCTTCGGCTCGAATTCGTTTTCCAGGCGCTTCATTTCATCTAAGTCGATTACGAATCCTGTGCGTTCTATAGTCGTATTAACTTCGTAGAGGTATTGGCGGATTTCGAAATACGGATAATATAAGTCGTCCGTACGCAACATCATATCGATTTGCCACTTCGTAAATAGCCAACCTTTTTCAACGTCTTTTATAGCGTATATCCCTACGACTTCCGGCGAGTAAATCATCGGCGATCCTTTTCCGAATAAATCCTCGAAAGTGAAATCGTCCATATGGTCCGCGCCGATGTACTTCTTGTATTTCGATACTAACGGCTTCAATCCGTTTGATTCCTCGTGCTCGTTCATTAACTGCGCTGCGTCCATCGAATCGTATCGGAAGCCTTTCGGTGCAAGACCGTCGTTTAAGAACATCGCATAGTCAAACGTTGTATTATGAAAGGCTTTCGCATGGCTTGCGTCCTCGATAAATGCCTTTACGATGTCTAGCGCCTTCGAGCGTGTGCATTGTTCATCTTCCGTTAAATGTCCGTAAGCTACGTAATAGCCTTCGTTCAGTAGTGGTAGCCAAAACGAATAACCTCCGCTTAAATCGATTCGCGTATCTGTACCGCTTGTTTCCGTATCCCATTCCGTGAAGGACGTTACTAGCGGTATTTCTACGCCACTTTCGAGCAACCTACGTCGGATAATCGTATCGTTGAATAGTCCGAATACTTTACGGAACCATTCGTCGTCTTGCTGTAAGCGGACTTCTTCGTTAAGGCGCTCGATCATCGCTTGTAAATCGGAATCCTTCGTAATAACGTTATAATTCGTCGGCTTCGTTTCTAGCGTTTCTTTCATGCGCTGCTCACGTAATTGTTCGTGTTCCTCCGCCAATATGCGACGTCCCATCTGCAACGCTTCGGCTTTCGTAAACTTGCCGTCTTTGATGCGTCCTGCCTTACCGGCTTTAAACGCTCGATACGCTGCGTCGAATTCCATACGTTCTTTATCGGTGAACTTCGATTGTGAAACGCGAATCCAAGCGTCCTCCAACGTTTCCGTCGCGGCGGACTTCCTTACGGCTGCGGCTTGGAGGGCGTCCGTTGCCCCCGTCTGCTTTGCCGCTATATTCAGCGTTAATTTCAATTCCGAGCCCTCCTTCGCTTTGCCTGCGTTATTTTCGGTCGAGTCGTGATTCGGCGAAAGTTACCGGTTCAACCTGGTCGTAACCGACCCAACAACTTCTTTTATGAGTAACGTTAAATGATCCGCTAGAATCATACGATGTAATTTCTCCGACTTCACCTACGATTAAGTTCGCAATACGAGGATTTAGCACGCGCACAATATCGCCCTTGCGGTACTCATTCGGCTTGCGTCCTGCTTTCGTGAATACTGCGTCTTTAGCGGCTTGTTTAGCGAGTGACTCCGCTTTAGCCTTCGCTTCTGCGACTTCTTCGTCGGTAGCTTTACGAAGTTGCTCGTATTTGACTACGTATGTCCTTTCGCCAAGCGTGTTAACTCTCGCATGTGATGGCGCATAAGTTACGGAAGTACCTTCGTATACCCCTAACTTACCGTCTAAATCTACGCCAAATTTCGAGTTACCTCTGATGATAACGGATTCTCCGACTTTCAACGGCTCAACTTTCGGTGCGTATACGAGTACCGTATCGGTTGTGCGGCGCAATTGCGGTCGGTATAAATCGAATAATTCTCCGTCACGGTCCGCAATTTGAACGCCTTCCTCGACTTCGTACGTTCGTCCGACGCTGAATAGTTCGCCATCAGTATCGCAGAGAATAACGACGTCACCCGCTTGCGCCTTGCGTTCAACTAGCGTGTAAGTAGCGCCGTTGTGCGTAATTTCTTTCGCAGGCTCGTCCGGGACTTCTTCCGGTACTTCTCCGCCGAACTTCTGCGTAATTGCGAATAATTCCTCCGTAGTTCCCTCGAAGATCGTGCCGTCTACTAATGTAAGTTTCGCCAATAATAACGCCTCCATTTTCGTTTATAGTGTCGTAGGTAATTCCGTCCATTTCTCCGCTACTTCGTCGACCCGCGCCCAGTACTCGGATATGCACCGGTTTTCTACGAGGTATACGACGTTATTGGTTACGCCGATAAATACGTCGCAGTCGTACTTGTCGTAGACTTCTCCGCTGTTCTTCTTGCCTTTAAGGACGTAGTAATCGACGCCATCTTTCGTGCGCTGAATCAACGTCTTTACCTGACATCTGCAGATACGGTTGTCGCCTCGTTTGGTTACCGCGATATCGAACGCCGCCGGAACGATAGATTCCAGCACCGTCCACCCATTCGCAAGTAACGCTGTCTGCGCCAACAGTTCGCTATGGCGACCGATGCTCGCTGTTGTAAGCGCCTGTGCGACTACCATTAAAACGGCAAGCTTTCGGAGTCTACGTCGATTGGTCCGCTAGATGCTGCGAACGGGTCTGCGTTAGGAGCTGCGTTTGTTAGCCCGATTAAGCTAACGTCGAAGCCTGCTTGCGTCAGTAGCTTAATTTGCTCCGCTTCGTCCGCTTCGAATAGCAATCCGTCGAACAGCGACATATCGAATTCAGCGGGCGCCTTCTCGAAATTAGCGCGTTGTGCGTCCGTTAAATCTTCGTCCATATCCATAACAGGCGATAGGCTTACCGTTGTTGTTGTTCCGCTACCTTGCTTCGATAGTTCGAACGCAAACTTTCCGAGGCGCTTTTCGTTCTTCACGATAACGGCATGAATCGCCTGTGCCTGCGCTTTAGATACGTCGACAATGATCGGCTCGCCCGTTGTTAAGTCGTAGAAGCCCATTGCAAAGCGCTGTTTAGCGCGATACTTGGACGCTTCTTGTCCGTGGTGGTCGCTGAAATCCGCCGATAAATCCTTGTGATATTTCCAAGCGCGATCCCAAACTGTATAGTCCGCTACTGGATAGCCGGCTTTCGATTTCTGCGATGGCTCTTTTGCTACGAAGCTATTAACCTGCTTGAAGATTCCGTATGAATAGAACGATATTAAATTCGCCGTACCGAGTACTTTAACGTAGAACGTGCTGCCGGATTTAAAGCTTTGGAACTCCGCGTTATTTCCACCGTCGTTTGTTGCGTTCAAAGCGTCTAGTGCGTCCAAACCTGCTGCGTATTTACTCAATAAAATCGCTCCCTTTTCGAATGTTTTTCGAACGCTGGACTTTCCAACGCCCGCTACTACGTACAACGCTAACCTCCTTCCCCACGATATTACGTCGCAGGATTGCAGTCGGGTTTCGGTTGTGACGCAGTAGCCGACGTTGATGCCGGCTTTATTTATATAGTAAGAAAAGCGTCAGCCTCTCGTTTCGTACGCTCATATTCCGCTCGCAATTCGTCAAGCGCCTTACCAATCTCGTCGAACATGCCTAGCGCTACGTCAATATTCGTTTGAATCGACGCTTGTGTTTTCGGGTTCTTAGCGCGCACTTTGTTTAGCGTTAACTGCGCTATTTCGATTTGTACGAGCGCTTGTCGTTCGGATAGCGTACGGAATTCTCGCACAAATTGACGTTGCGCTTTCGTTAGTTCGCGTTTGATTGTAGCGCGAGCTTTCGAGATTATGGCGTTAGTTGCGGAGAATTTAACCTTCGCTTTAACACCGTCGCCATGCTTCGGTAAAATCGTTACGATAACGTCGTCTTTAGGGTCGAGTACGATCATCGCGTCGATACCGCTGTTTTTATACACTTTGCGCTTACTAGGCGTTTGGGTCGTTACGTAAAGCGCCGTTTCCATTAGCTGGTTAAACCATGCCTTCGCGTCCTCTTCCGCAACTCCGAATCTGATACGCGCTTGCTCAACGGCGTGAACCGTAGGATTGTACGTTTTCATCCAAGTCGCACCACCTTTACCATGCGATAGTAGTCCGCCTCGTCGCCGTCTGCGTCTAAAGTACCGTTGTAGTCGTAGTCCGCTTGGTAGCGTCCGTGTAAAGTTGGTAAATATTGCGTGTTTAAATCCGGCGAATCCGGGTTATAATAGTTAGTGTAGTAGTTAGGCATTGCGTTAACCTCCGTTTAAGTTTCGTTTTATTTTTAAGGAAAGTGGAACGTTTCCGGTAAACTTGCGTATACTATAGTAGACAAGTGAAGTATCCTCACAATAATATATTGAATAAAGATTCATCATGCGTTATAATAACTTTTGAAGGCATAATTAAATAAGCCTACGTAATACGAATTTATTAACCGACATGCACTGTTGGTGCCGTGAAATAGTCGTAATAACTTCCATAGATTGATTCATCATAATGTTTAGATAAATTACGAATTCGCGATTTTACAGTTTTGTCGGTAGTGCCGATTTGCTTGGCGGCTTTTCGGTACGAATCAGTTTCGATGAATGCTGACGCTGATGTGAGAGTTAGTTCGTTAGCATTCGATAGTAAGAACGTGACTAGTTGGCGCTGGTCGCGTTTTTTTATTCCCTTAATCTCGTCATCTTCTGTCGTTGGCGCGACTTCGATGATTTCGTACACTTCGTTTAGAATTCCGTCGTCATCCTCGTACATTACTTCGGTGGTTCGGTTATCGCGTAGTGTTCTTTTTCTGGCTAAATCGATGCAGCCGAATTTTATGGCGCTGTATACTGCGTTTTTGAATTTTCCTTGACCATCGAACTTAGTAGCGATGTCGAGTAACTTTTCGTTTATCATCGATTCGACGTCCAGTTCGTCTAACTTGTACCTCCGAGAGAAAGTGCTTACTATTCCGAATCCCCCTTCGTAGATATATTCGTAGATTTCGCAAAATGCTTTTTCGCATTTCGTTGTTTGATACCGTAGTACTATTTCGTTGATTGGCATGTTTTGTATTCCTCCTATAATAGTATTATCGTTTCTAATTTCAAAGTGCGGAGTAGATATTGAAAAGTTTTTAAAAATTGTTTATTTACTTACTCCTTAGATAATAATATAATTAAAGTGGTTGAGAAAGTCAACCCTTTTTTATAACTTTTGTCACAGGGAGAGAATTAGGTCTATGGTATCGTATGAAAAACTACGGAGTTTACTAGAATCTCGCGGAATTTCCTTCCGTACTTTACGAAAAGAAGTCGGCATTACATCGAACGTTGCGGCCAATTTAAACAACGATCGTCCCGTATCTATCGAACGTTTAGCGGAAATTTGCCTGTATTTAGACGTCCCTATCGAAGCTGTCGTCGAAGTACTACCGAAGGAAAGCGATTGAGGCGCCGTAATTGGCGTCTTTTTTATTTCTTCGATAAATGGTAAAATATTCTGCGGAGGTGTGCGACTATAGACGTTATGTTGCGTTGTAACTTGCGCGACCGTCGCTTAGATCGCGGACTTACGCAGTATGAGCTAGAAGTACTATCGGGCGTTTCTCGTCATACGATTTCTGCTTACGAGAACGGCAGCTCGAAATTACAGGTTAAGACTGCGGTAAAGTTTGCGATTGCCCTCAACTGTACGCTTGACGAATTATTCGAATATAAGCGTATATGACTACGGTCGCGGACGGGCTTTTATCGCCGTCCGTGGGAATGTTAAGGAATTCCTTAACAGAACATATGTTACCGCTAATATTACCATGATTACCAGATGTTGTCGATAAGTTTCGCCATATTCCGACTCTTTTATTTTCGCATGTATGTCGGACTAGTTAACCCTACGGAGATAGTGTTTTCCTTCGTTACAGACGCCGCAAGACTTCGCAATGCCTCCGGCCCATTTGCCGTCAAAATAGCGTTCGCATCCTTCATCGGTATTGCCCCGTAATTTACCGTGTACAAGCGTTCGCCGCGTAAGAGAATCGCCACTTGTTCGTTGAAGCGTCGTCCTGCTTTGTCGTTATCGCCCGCTGCAATAATCGCGTCATACGGCAAGCATCGAATTATATCCGCTTGCTTCCGATTGAACGCTACACCACCGACCGCCACTGCGTTAAAGCCCGCCGTTTGCCACGATAGCGCATCGATTTCCGCTTCACATACGTAAAGGTCCCCGCCAGTAACAACGTTTGCGCCGTACACTAGCTGACGTATCGGATGCGCTCCTTTTTCGTAGAAGAACGTCTTACCTCGCGTCGCACGGTACTTTACGTTGGCAAGGCGGCCATCCGGTAAATACCACGGAATCGCAACGAAGCCTTTGTGCCGGGTCTTGCCTACGCCTGCTCGCGCTTGGACTTCCGGACTAATGCCGCGCTTCGTTAAATACGGCGACGTTAGCTGCTCGATTAATGCGCAGTCGAGTGGTCGGAAAGGCTTACGCTGCTTTAGCGGTGGGACGATTAGCTTTTGACGCTCCGTTGCTTCGCCTATGCCGTAAGACTCAACGAGGTAATCTTCCGTTTCTTCGTACGTTTCGTTGCGTAGGAAAGCGAGTAGCTTCGTAAAATTGCCGGAAGCCCAGTCGGAATCGTAAGCGCCTGAATCTCCGAAACAGCCGGCGTATTCACCGTCGTAATTAACGAAGAACGATGGCGTTTTATCATAACGGAAGGGCGATGCTGCGATTAGCTTATCGGCGTTGGGCTTAACGGACAACCATTCGAAAGCGTCGAGTTCGTTGCGGATGTCTACGTTTAGCGGTTGTCCGCGAACGGTAATTATCGGCATGAGTGTGTCCTCCTTATTAACTATAATCTTGGAAATATAGTGGCGCAAGGAATAGCACTCGTCGATTAAAAATTAAATTCTGTAATCGCATTTGCGCCTGTCTCCGCTTCCTTCACTACGCCATACTGCGGCATATAAAGTATCTCCGACGTATTCCCTTCGCCACCGTCGCGCCCTTTAAATACGCCGACTAGCGCTCGCCCTTGCTTATACGCTGAGTCTACGCCGATTAATAGCGAGGCATCTTCGAGTAGGCTTTTCGTTTTCTTGACGTCCTTCCTATTCGGTAACTCTAGTTCGCGCTCGCCTTCGTCATCCTCGGTAGGTGTCGTTTCCTCCGCTTGGGTAATAGCGATAGCAACTACGGACTTTCGCCCGGCAAGCCTACGTAATAACATCGAAGTATTAGCTGCGTCACCGCCCGCCGTTTTGGACGTATTCGCTTCGTAGTCCAGGAAGTAAAACGGATCGATTACGACATAATCCGCTTTCGTCATCGTAATATCCGCTTCTAGCGCTCGTAGCGTTCTATTCCCAAAGTCCTCGTCATCAACGGCACGAACCGTAATATTACCCGGTATAATTTCGTTTAGTTGTCCGACGAATGTTCGGAAAGCGCCTTCGAATTCATCGTTCAATTGTCCGAGCCTTACGTCGCGGCTATCGAAGCCCGCCGACATATCTACGCCGTTTAGGTGGGCCGTTGTAATACCGGATTCTCCCGACAAGCTAACGTAGATACGTACGAGGACTTCGTACCATCCCATTTCCATCGCCCATATCAGAACGTTCGCGCCTTGTGATGCGGCGTATATGGCGTCCTCTAGCGCAATGACCGATTTACCTCGTCCCGACTTACCGAATATCGTATATAAGTTACCGCTGACGTATTCCCCGATTGCGCTAAACTTGCTACGCCATATGCGGAATGACTCGCCGGCTTTCCTACGTTCGTACTCCGATAGAAACTTCGCTGTGTCGTTTTTTAAATCCGTCCCCACTTTTTCTCGAACGTCTGTTCTCAGTTTAATCGCTTCTAACCGTTCTGTCAACGTGTCGAGGAACGTCGGCATGTCATCGCGGTTACTTTCGAAAAGCCTCGCCAGTTCACCGTTGTTAACGAATTCCGAGAACTGCGCGTCCGCCGAATCGTTCATTAATTTTCGCGTTAGAAAGCCGTACGATTCTCCGACTTGTGGCGTATAGAAAAAGCCGGGACATTCTTCGGTAACGGACGCATAGCTTGGCGCTTGGCCTCGGTTAGTCGTGGCGTAGTCACGTATGAACCGGTAGGCTTTGCGTTCTGCATCCGTATTGAAATGCGCTTCGGTGACGTTATGGCGATCGAGTGCGGAAATATCGTTGTTATCAATAATCTTCGATAATAGTAATATACCGTAGTTACTCAATTAACGTTTCCTCCTTTTTCGATGTAATTTCGGAAAACCGCGTCGTTGCTGTATCGGACGCGTATTCGGCGATTCCGTTGTCTACCGTATACGGGTACTTTTACGCCACTACTTACCCGACAAGTCGTAATACCAATCGGCTTCCTTATCGAGTTGCTCGTCGGTTAATTCGTTAAAGTCGCCGTGGTCGATCCCGAGATCACCCGCGATCATTACGCAGAAGTTAATCCAGTACGCGCGTTCTTCTTCGGTAAACTTCGTCATCTAAACGTATCCCCCTTATACTTCCGTTTGAATTTCCAAGCCGATATATCCCCCGACCATACCTTCTTAACTTTTCCGCATTTAACACATCCGAATGTATAAGGTAAAGTGTCTACCGTTTTCCATCCGTGGTTACAGCGGATTTGTTTTAGTAAGAATTTCATCGTCCGCTCACCGCCTTCAACTTCTCGCTAACTTCCGCAATGCGCTCCGTATATTCCTCGTCCTTACCACCGAAGAATTCGTTTAATAGCGTCAAGTCGTTCAACTCGTCGAGTAGTTCGTCCACTTGCGCCTGTTTCTGCTGACGACTTTTCGGCTTTGGCTTCGGCGTCACTGGCGCTACGTTTTCAGCACTATCGACATTAACCGTGAATGATAGTCCGCTAAGTAGCGATGGTGTTACGGGGTGATCGTAGTTGGCGATGAATACTTCGGCGTGTGTTGCGCCACAAACGAACTTCACTTCGTCATGCGCACCGATTGTATATTCGCCAGTATTTACGCAAGATACGTCGTACCAAATGTCCTCTTCCGTACCGTCCTCGTCGACCATGAATTCGTGTGTATAAGCGTCCACTCGGAATAGTCTGCGTCCATAACCGTTAATCGTTACGATGTCACCGATATTTGCAATGGGTTTTAATTTTGGATTCATGCGTTAGCCCTCCGTTTCTTTTAGTAAAATCCGAATAATTTAAACGCTATTGCTTCGGCTAGGAGATACGTGAAGCCCCCGCCGAATACCGTAATGTGCGCTCGTACTGCGTCGCTTTTAATAGTTAGCGCTCGGTCGATATAATAGAACGTAATTAGCGTAAGTGCCGGTATGCCTACGATTATTATTGCGATTTGTGTTAGCGCGGTGAGCATCGTTACGCCTCCGTTTCATTTAAGAGATTCGCGTTTTCGTATATGTTCCCGACGACTTCATAGTTGTTTAACCAGTCGATAGGCATGTGTATTTCTTCATGTTTACCACTTATAGTTTTCGTGGTTTTATAATCAAATGAACAACCAGTAACCCCTACTACACCTATTTGCGAAAAACCCTCTTCGCGGTCATAATCAATTATTCCTCCGCCGCTGTCTCGGTATGGCACGTATTCGTCCTCATGCCATACTTTTAAAATATCTCCCTCATAAATCTCTACACCGTTCTTGTCGGTGAGTCCTGCGTACTGCATTACTTCAACATCTTCGTCAACTGGACCGTGATATTTCGGCGTATTAACCGCATCGAGCTCGCCGTCAATCCAAGAAAGTCCCCATACTTGCCTTAATCGTTCGCCATCCCACGCTCTAAACTTAATCTCTCTCATCATCGTTTCCCCCTTTTCGATTCACCTACGAAGTGTAATACCGCGCATTGGTCGCGCATCCTATCGGCAAGCCTCGCATCGAACACGGTCGCCATTTCGGCAATCGGCAGATTCGACGTATAGAGCGTAGGCTTGCCGTTTGTAGTTCTAGCGTTAATGATCGCGTGTACAATCGATTTAAACGATTCACTTGCGGACCTAATACCTACGTCATCCATTACGAGGAAGCTGACGTCCATTGCCTTGCGCATTTCGGCCGTTACCTTCGCCAAGCCTGCTTCGTCATGCGTCATGGTAGCGAGGTTGTAATCCGTTTGCAGCTTATTGACGTCGAGAAATAGCGCCGGCCGTTGCTCCGCCTGTTGTCCGCGTTTGAGCGAGCCGAGGTAATGAGCGACGATATATTCTGATATTAAACTCGCCGCAGTCGTGGTTTTCCCCGTGCCTGGCGATTCGCTCCAAAGATATAGCGATTTAATCCGCTGTCCATCTGCGTCAAACTGGCGTTCAAACGTCGCTACATAATCCGCTAATAGCCCGTAGATGTCCGCCTGTTCCTTGCGCGCTGGCGACGTTGCTAGCGTGATGTTCCGATATTCCGACGGCACTTTCGCAGCGCCTATGCGGCCGCCCTTTGAATTTAAACCGGTTAAAGCGATTCTGTGCGCGCAGGTCATTAGGCACGTTTTGCAGCCTCCGCGCTTATGTGCGTCTAGTAAGCAATTTCGCGTCATTAAAGTGCCTCCTTTATCCGTACAGACGGTATTAAAACTTCGGCATTCCATCGCAATTCCATTTCCGTCGTTAGTTCACGGTGCCAACGTGTAAGTCGGTTAGGTCGGACGCCTCTGTGATGTAATCCGCAAATCGTTTGCCCTACGAATACTGCGTAAGTCTTACGATGGTCATTCGGCTTGGCGACCGTTAAATTAATGAAGTCCGCTTCTTCCTTCGTATCTACTACGATTAACTCGAAAACCATTCCGCCACCTCCTAAAGCCAATCGGCTAATTTATCGATATTGTCGTTATCCGACGTAGCGACCGCTCTGTCTACGTCTGCCTTGCGTTGTGACTCCGCTTGTAACCGCTGTAAGTGCCGCGTCATATACGTAACCATAAACCCATACGATAGCCCCGGATATTGCGCGGACGGCTTGTACTCGTCGAAGCAAGCGTCGATGAACGCCTTGACAAGCGCCTTATCGTATTGCCCTTCACGCTTCGCTGTGCCGATGTAACGTCCTAACATGCCGGCTTCTGCGTTAAAGCCTCGGAAAGGTACGTAATCTACGCCGTAACGACGCTTGTGTTCGTCGACTAAGTAATTGCGGAAGTGGGCGGTGTTCCACTTTTCCGTAGGTAATTCCGTGTAGTGCTTCGTCATTTAATCGCCTCCGTTGCAATATCGACGCATTTATCATATGCCTCTTCGGTAGTACGTAAAGGCGCAGGGTCGATTAACCATCCGTCAGAATTTGCGATAGTTTCCAACGCTTTACGAAATTTATCGCTCTTACGCTGAAATTCGAAATGAGACGTCATCCATTCATTTCTATTCGTGTTAAGCGCTTTATTTCTCTCTCGTAATCTCTCAACCTCCGCCAGCAGCTTCGGAATATCTTCGACCGCATGACTTAGGAATTGAACACCGACGTCGTTTATACGCCGTTCCCATACTAAGTGGTATTCGTCGATTAGCGTTGATTCGACGTTAATTCTCTTACCTTCCTCCGCTCGTTTGCGGATTGCTTCGATTTCTTCCGTTGTTAATCGTGTCATTTTCCGATTCCCCCTCGTTAATTAAACGTTATTTTCGTTACTCCCGGCACTAGCGCCAATATCGCTTCAATCGCGCGCTGGCTCGCTTGTTCCGACTGCTTCCGTACCTCGCCGTCCGCTTCGATTTCCTTACGTACGGATGCGCTCGCCTTTGCGTATAACAACTGGCGGTCGACTTCCGTGAAGTCCTTGCGTAAAGCCCCGACTTGCTTATCGATGACGATCGCGTCGTAAGGCAACTCCAGCGCAATTAATTCGATGTCCGGCGTATTAATGATGATTTCGTTATTAGCCGTGATGACTACGTTAGCCGCCGTAATGTCTGCGATGTTAAAGCCGGTTTTAAACGTACCGTGTAGCGTCATGTCGAACGTCTTGTCGCCGAACCACTTGGCGTCGGTATAGCGGAATTCCTTTTCGACTACGCCTTCGAGTCCGACGATTTGTAAGTTCTCAGTAAGCGCCGTGATGACCGTTTGCTTATCGATTATATGCGTTGTCGGTACGCTTAGTTGCTCCGCCTCTTTTTCGATAGACGACGCCTTGTTACCGCTCATGCAGGCCGTTAGCGTGACGACTGCGGTTATGACGACGAGGGCAAACGTTGCTAGCTTGCGTAGGTTTAGCGACATTAGGCGTTGACCCCTTCGATTTTGATTCCGAGTATGTCGAGCGTTTCACGGATACCTTCCATTGCGCCTTCCGCTCGGATAATCGTAGGCGTTGTCATTCCGAGATTTGCTGGTAGCATTCGTATATCTTCGTAGTACTCGCGCACCTTGTCCTTCGGCGACTTTTCGACTTCGTATCCGCTGACTAGCGCTTGCATGAGTTTGTCCTCCGACTTATTAGCGCTCGCCCATTCGTAGAGTGTGTACGTCGTAGCCGTATGAGGTTGCGTATGATTGACCGCACACATAAGTATTTCGGCGTTGGTAAATTCGAGCGTGCGTAATTCCTCGATTGCTTCGATCACTTCCGATGGTAGCGTTACTTTTGCGTTTGACATTCGTTATTCCTCCGTTTCATATTCGTGTATTTATCGTGCCTGTGAGCCTCCGTTTGTATTCCGTGAGTATTTCTTTAGGTGCGATGGTAGAACGCCTGTAATCGTCGATTATGACGGTTAAAACGCGTACTACGTCGTTTGATGCCGGCGCCACCCGTACGCCTATTCTTTTGAACTTAAGTTCCTTCGATTATATATAGTAGGTATTTATCGTAGGCACTTAATATTAGCGTTATAATCTTTTATAAAAACATCTGCGACTGAACGATAGTGAAGGAGCAATTACTTGAACTTTATTTTACTCTCGCAATTACTAAGTCTAGTTAAATGAGTATAGTTAAGTAAGTCTAGTTAGTCTTCAATTGGTGAAGTACCCTCCCTCAAGTATTGAAGTACTCTACTGCCTATATTGAAGTAGGTAAGGTAAAACTATCCGGCGGAACTAATAGCGTGTATTCATTCGATAGGTGCGAAATACCGCGTCGTCTTCGCGTTATTTTAACGAGTTCCAATTCTTCCAAACGCTTCAACGCTGCTCTAACTGTATTCTCCGAACAACATGCTTTCTTTGCGAGTGTCTGAACGCTAGGATGCGATTTCATAGACGTATTATCTGCGTACATACATAAGATTGCGTAAACTAGTTTCTGCGATGCTTTATCGAGGTGTACTTCGTCGTTTATTACGCTTTTAGTTACGCGGGTGAAGCGTTGATCCTGAAAATCTAGCACGTTCAACTTCGTATCCTGCGTCATTTCTCCGACTCTCCTTTTGGCGACCGAATCGTCCATACGAATAATCCCGAACCAATCAGCGCCATATAAAGTAGAAATAATACCGTTCCGTATTCCGTCATGTTATCGCCTCCTTACTTCTAATATCGAAATGGAATCGCAAGTGCGGAGTATTTTCGCAAATTAATTTCGGAAACTTCCGCATAACGCAAAAAACGCCCCACGCTGATTAGGCGCAGGGCATCGTTATTTCTATCGTTTTATATCGTAGCCTCCGAATACTTTCTCTTCCGCTACGATATCGTTATTAGTCGCTGATCGAATGTCTACAAGCGCAGTATCGTCAAGCACCGTCTTTATCGCCGTACTTACCGTAGTAGCAAACGATTCTTTTTCGCTTTCCGAACTAACCGCCCATGTCGTTTCATCGACGAATACATTCGCTTTATAGTAACTGCCGTACTCAACAGTAACGTCCGTAATAATGCCGTCCGAATTCTCGATAAGCAACTGCTTGAACGTTTCGAATTCGGCTAACGTCTTATCTACCGCAGCTTGCTCCGTTTCTTTGCGTAGCTTTTCCGCTTCTGCATCCGCCTTTTCCTTCGCCGCTTCCGCCTCGGCTTTCTTCGCTTTCTTCGCTTCTTTCTCGGCCGCCTTCGCCGTAGCTTCCGTACTATCCGCCTTCTCTACGTATACTACTGGCGCTGCCTCTTCCGGTGGCGGTAATAAAGCGCCCATTGTTGCGCTAAATGCGGTGAATATTAAAAATGCGGCTGTCCATATCGTCCAACGTTTATACCACGGTTTTTTATCCGTTTTCATACGTACACTCCTCGTTATTGTTTCGTTATCTAATTCCGTTACTTATCATATAATATGCCGGATTATTCCGAATATGTCAACGAGGACAAAGTAAAAACGACCTAACCCGTATGTTCTACGTAGTTAGGTCGTATATTAAGTGCGTATTTTATTCTTCGTGTAGGCGCCATAACTCTTCGTCATACCAATCCGAAAATGTATCGCCTTTATCGTCAAAGTCTTTCTGATCCCCGCTAGATAGCGCCATTGGGAGAATGCCACTAAGTTGTAAGTCATCGTAAGTAATACCGGAGACACCACGACTTTCCGCACTCACCCGGTTAGTATCAGCCCAAATTTCATCGGTCATGTTAGCAAATTTATTGCCTTTTCCACGAATGACACGGCAAATATCGTCAGTATCTACCCTGCTCTTATTCTTAAAACTACCGCTAAACTTTGCTAGTTTGTCCTTTTCTGTCATGCTGATTCCTCCTTCTCAGTTTTAATTACGTCAATACTGCGTGGATTGTCAAAACACCAATCTACGTATTTGCGGTACTCTTGCGTCGACATTGCGTTAAGTTGCGCAAGATATTCTATTAGTTCGTCAAACTTGCGTTGTTCAAGTCCGAAGCGTTCCTTGTTGGCCTCGAACCATTCGAATATGTGTTGCGCACCTTTTGAAACGTTTAAGTCAGCACGTAAAGGGTAACAGTTTTCGGGAATAGACCCTCCATGCCCAACCGCAAGTGGAATTGCGTGGTCCATATGTGTGTCGGCTTCCCCGGTTAATGCACAGACATTTGCGAAGCGCTCCTTTATCTCTATTTGATGCCTTAGTGTTAAACCTGCGGGAAGTGTGCTTTTGAGCGCTCGCCTTCTACTACTGTATAGCGACACTTTCTCGGGGTTATTCTTCGTCCAACGGTTATTACTTATTCTTGCTTTCTCTGGATTTTTTCTTCTCCAAAGATTTACATATTCCTTCATCTTCTCCGGGTTTTCGTTATACCTTCGCTTGTCCATTTCTCTAAGCTTCTCCGGGTTTTCAATCCGTTTTTTTCTGACTTGTGTCGCGTGACAATCTAGGCAATTCGATCGGATACCTCCCTTGCCGTCCTTACCAAACTTCCTGTGCAATTTCAACACCCCACACAGATTACACTCCCTTGCGATTAAGCTATCACCATTCCAATATAAGCACGAACCCTTTTGGCCTTTTCTTTCCTCATAGCCCATTGCCAGTAACTCGTCCCGTGTTACGATCCCCTCGTTTTTTATCCCGTTTAATTCCTCACCCATAAAACGTCACCCCTTCGCTTTATTTGCGTTTCTTTTAATTAATACCGATTTCTCTATTAATCGTGGCACCTTATTGCGCCTCGCTATTTGTAATCTCTTATACTAGTAATATCGTTTGAGACTGCTCTGTGCGGATGGTTTTCGTGAACTAATTTTAGAGGACGCAAAAAAGCCCCATACAATTAAGTACAGGACTTTATACATTGCTTATTTAATTAAGGCTATATAATCGTGCGTATAAGCCGTTTCACCCTAAACCCAAACTAAATACTCCCGATATACATTAAGACGGCTAGAAACGAGCAAAACGGACGCTTAACGATACTTGCGTAGCTTGTCTGCGACTTCTTCCGGACTTAAATGTAAATAGCGTGTTGTTACGGCAAAATCGCTATGGCCGAGTGCTTTCGATACTAGCGCAAGGTCGCCACCACTCCGATTATAGATGTCCTTCGCGAATCCTCGACGCAATGCGTGCGGCGACATATTCGCTAATCCGTATTTACGTTTGTAGAAATTAATCCGCTTGCCGATGTTATTCGATGTAAACGACGTTGCTATCCGCGTTCCTGTTCTCGTTACAAATACGAAGTCGTTACGCTCGCCGTGTATTTTTCGGACCTTCGCATTCTGCGCTATCAGTGTGCTTAATAGCGTTTTAAGGCGTTCGTCGAACGGTAGTACGATGGATTCGCGGTTCTTAACGATAGCACCTTCGAGTCGTAGCGTCTGCGTATTTATATCGACGTGGCGTTCTTCCAATACCGATACTGATCCGAGGCGTAATCCCGTTTGATACATCAGCAGAATCGCCGTTGCATCGCGTAACTGCACGAAATCCGATAAGTCGAGCAATCGCAATAGCGCAAATACGTCAGCTTCTGCCGCCCCTTCTTTAACGGGCGCATCGACTTTAATCGTTATCTGACGCCAGAATCGTGCGCCTAGCCATCCGTTATCCGCGCAACGCTCTAAGAACGCCTTTAGGCATTTAAGACGCGTCAGCTTCGTTTGTGCGCTCACTTGCATCGACGCCAGCCATTCGTAGACGCCTTCCGCTGACGCCTCGTCTAATCGCTCTATCTGCGTTACTTCGATGAAATGCTTAACGTGTAATTCGTAGTCGCTAATCGTGCGCGGACGTAAACCGCCCGTCTGCATCTGCGTAATAACGATTTCAAGCGCTCGCGTCACCGATAAGCTGACCGATACCGCTTCCGTTTTAGACGCCTTCTTCGCTTTAGTGGGCGCCACTGAACCGAATAAATCCGTTAAATCTTTGTCGACGGCTAATTCCGTCTTTTTCTTCGTAGCCAT